GGACAGAATATTTATCCGGAAGAAATAGAAGACAAGTTGAACAACCTGCCCTATGTGGCCGAAAGTATTATTGTCCAGCAGAACGAAAAGCTCGTCGGACTTGTTTATCCGGACTTTGATGATGCTTTTGCCCACGGTTTGAAGAACGAGGACATTGAACGGGTTATGGAAGAAAACCGAGTGGCGTTGAATGCTATGTTGCCGGCATATAGTCAGATCTCAAAAATGAAGATTTATCCGGAAGAATTTGAAAAGACGCCGAAAAAGAGTATTAAGCGTTATCTGTATCAGGAAGCGAAAGGATAATTATCCTCCCATGCATTTCCACCTGAACCGAGAAAAAAGAAATCAAGAGAAAGAGAAATATATTAAAAATGAAGATAAGAAAAACAATCCTCACGGCAGCTATTCTCATGGCTGCCGTTTGTTTGCCGGCACAGAATAAGAGTGCGGGTATCAATATTTCCATTTGGAAAGATATATGTACGCAGCCGCATGACAGTACGCAGACGACCTATGTCAATATCGGTCTGCTTTCTACGTTGAACCGCCTGAATGGTGTCGGTATCAATGCATTGGGAAGCGTAGTGCATGGCGACATGAATGGAGTGCAAATCACAGGTTTGGCTAACTTGGCAGGTGGAACAATGCGCGGTGTTCAGATAGCGGGTGTCAGCAATATCAGCGGTGACAATACCATAGGACTTTCTACTGCCGGATTAGTAAATATTACCGGAGACGGTACAAAAGGGGTAATTATTGCCGGTCTTACCAGCATCGGAGGAGATAATACTTCGGGAGTGATGATGAGCGGTTTTATGAATGTGACAGGAAACATGGCTTCGGGCTTTCAGTTCTCCGGCGCAGCCAATATCACCGGACAGAGTTATAACGGTATGGTAACTTCCGGACTACTGAATGTGGTGGGCGAAGATATGAATGGTTTGCAGATTGCAGGTATTGCCAATATTACTGCCCGAAAACTGAATGGCTTACAGATCGCTTTATGCAACTATGCAACAAAAGCCCGTGGTTTACAAATTGGTCTGGTCAATTATTATAGGGAAGATATGAAAGGATTGCAACTGGGTCTGGTCAATGCCAATCCTGATACGAAAGTGCAAATGATGCTGTATGGTGGCAATTCTACAGCTGCCAACATCGGTGTGCGTTTCAAGAACCAGCTGTTCTATACAATTCTGGGAGTCGGTTCCATGTATCAGGACTTAAATGACAAGTTCTCAGCCAGCGCCTCCTATCGTGCTGGTATTTCCTTCCCTGTTTATAAAGGACTATCTATCAGCGGAGATCTTGGTTATCAACACATTGAAGCATTCGACAATAAGGATGAAGTAATTCCAAAACGCCTATATGCACTGCAAGCCCGTGCCAATCTGGAATATCAGTTTACTCCAAAATTCGGTATTTTTGCAACGGGTGGTTACGGACTTACCCGGTTCTATAATAAATCAAGCAATTACGATAAAGGTGTTATCATTGAAGCAGGCATTGTTCTTTTCTAAAAAAGAATGTATGTATAGCAAACAGTATACAAAATAGTGAACGGTGAACAAGTTGCTTTATTACGTTGCAACTTATTCACCGTTCATTGTTAATCACTACTTACTATTCTTTTATATCTTCTCTTTTATCAATCCGGTACGATAAGCAACAAGTAGCTTTTTTAAATCCTGAATCTGCGTTACCAGCTCTTTTCCTTTATCAGTATCTTTCACCATCATTCGTTGTGAATTGAATTCCAGTACAAAATTGGTAGACTTAATATCCAGCCCTTCCTCAATTGCTTTCTGCCGCGACTGGAATGGTTCATGCTGTACAAGCTGCATACCGTGAGAATGGTAAACAAGCGTATATCCTGCAATCCCTGTTTCCGGCTGATAAGCCTTTGAAAATCCACCGTCAATCACAAAAAGTTTGCCGTTAGCTTTCATCGGCTGTTCGCCCTGAATAGTCTTTACCGGCACATGACCATTGATGATATGCGAATGAGGACCCGAAGCACCAAATTCTTCCAGAATCCGGTCACAAATATCCTCACGATTACGCAATGTATAATAATGCCCTTTCTTCTCTTTGTGCAGTTCTTTATCTTCTACAAAGTAGCGCTCAAAAGTAGCCATTTTATCTTTATCAAACAGAGGAGCTTCAGGACCGCACCACATATACCAGATATAGTCCATAGCAAATTCCTTATCCTCCTCTCCTTCTTCATCAAAGTAAGCGGTACGAATCAACTGGTCGGCCTTATCCAGTAGCTTGCGTCCCCAGTATTCCTTTCCCCGGATTTTGACACGCTTGAAACTGCCATCTTCATTTAAAGGTACGGAAGCATGATAAAGAAGATTCGAGTTGGAAACCAAATACATCCCGCCATACGTAAACAGACAGCGCATATGTTTCTTCAACTTCTCACTATTCATAAATGAATAATGAATCTTTTCTACCAGTTCACGTTCCTCTTCTGTCAGCCGATAAGGATTGGCTGGGTCTACTGTCGGAAAGTTGGTATCACGCAGGACATATTCTTTTCCCTCGTACACAAAGACACCACGGTCGAAGTCTATCTTCTCTAAAAGTTTCCGGTTCTCCATGCCGAATTCAGGACGACGGTCGATGATTTCAGCCTCCAACTTAAACTGGATGATAGTAATCGCTTTATGCATCTGGGTAATCAAACGCAGGGTTTTCTCATTATAGTGAGCGTCGGCAAAATTCATCTTCGGCATGAAGATAGTACAGGGATCATCAGCATAAGTATCCATAGCAAAGGTAGCCAATGGCAGCAGATTAATACCATAACCATCTTCCAATGTGCCCAAATTACCGTAACGCATAGACATACGGATCACATTAGCGATGCAACTGTCATTGCCCGAAGCAGCACCCATCCAAAGAATATCATGGTTTCCCCATTGAATATCAAAATTATGATAATTACATAAAGTATCCATGATGATATGCGCACCAGGACCACGGTCGTAGATGTCACCGACAATATGCAGGGAGTCAATAGTCAGCCGTTGAATCAGGTTACACATAGCAATGATGAAGTCATCTGCCCGCTTTGTTGTAATAATCGTACTGATAATTACATTGATATAAGCATGTTTATTCGGTTCGATAGACGATTCATGCAATAATTCCTGAATAATATAGGAGAACTCGGCAGGTAACGATTTACGCACTTTAGAACGCGTATACTTGGAAGACACATTCTGACAGACCTTCACCAGTTGGTTCAGAGTAATCAGATACCAATCGTCCAAGTCCTTCTCACGAGCTTTCACCAGTTGAAGTTTTTCTTCGGGATAGTAAATCAGCGTACAGAGTTCTTTCTTTTCCGCTTCACGGAGAGTATTGCCGAATATTTCATTCACTTTACGCTTTACCGCACCTGAAGCATTTTTCAGTACATGTTGGAATGCTTCATATTCACCGTGTATATCTGTCAGGAAATGTTCTGTCCCCTTAGGCAGATTCAAGATAGCCTCCAGATTGATAATTTCCGTACTAGCATCGGCAATAGTAGGAAAACTACGGGAAAGCAATTGAAGGTAGCGGAGATCGCCCACAATACTTTCAGGAGTTATATTACTTTGAGCAGTCATTCTATTTTATTACAATTTACTAATTAACAATTACTTTGCTTCCTATGTTCGTTGTTCGGAATCATTCCATTCAGTTATCCGTGATAAATATATTTTTTATTTACTCGTTTACAATTTTCATATAAAATTTATTTTCAACCTAATAAGAACATCAACAGTACTTGTGCAATAATCACCCGTAGAAACATACACAATGGATATACTGTCGCATAGGCTACAGACGGGTTATCACCGGGAATTGTATCATTTGCATAATTTAATGCCATAGGATTCGCCATACTTCCGCATAGCATACCGGACACTGTGCCAAAATCGATCTTCATCATCTTGAAGGCTACAAAGCCCACTAAAACAGTTGGGATGATTGTCAGTCCGGCTCCTAAACCGATCCACAGTAGCCCTTCCGAACGGAATACCGTATCGAAGAAATGTGCCCCAGCATCTAGTCCCAGACAGGCTAGATACATTGAGAGTCCCAAGGCACGTAACATCAAATTGGCACTACGAGTAGTGTAGGTAATCATGTGTATCCGTGGTCCAAACGTACCTAAAAGGATACCGACAATAATAGGACCACCTGCCAAGCCTAGTTTTACAGGAGTACTGATACCCGGAATAGAAAAAGGAATAGCACCTAACGCCAATCCCAACACGATACCAATAAATATAACAACTAAATTAGGTTCTTTCAAACTCTTGACAGCATTACCTAGCACTTTTTCCACGTTTTGAATGGCTGCCTTTTCCCCTACTACCGTCAGTCGGTCACCCAACTGAAGTATCAATCCCGGAGTGGCGAGCAGTTGTACACCCGAACGATAGACACGGCTGATATTGATTCCATAATGATTTCTCAACCGGAGCGCTCCCAATTTCTTCCCGTTCAGTTCAGGGCGAGTGACAACAATGCGCTGGGAGACCAGTTCACTGTCAATCGCATTCCAGTCAATGTCCTCTTTGTTCCAATCCGTATTTTCCTGTTCGCCGAAAAGCACAGTCAGAGCCAGCGCATCTTTTTCAGCCGTAATCACCAGCAAGCGATCACCTTCCTTCAACACTTTATCAGAAGTCGGAATACTGACATGTCCGTCACGCCACAAACGGGAAATAACAAACTTAGGATAACTCAAATGAGCTATATCCTTTATGCTTTTATTGAAAATAGCAGGATTATGTACTTGAAACGCTGCAATATAGGTTTTGTTCGCATCATCCTTCTCCTTTATTTCCAAGTCTTCCTTGCGAACCAATACTTTACGAATTAACAAAACGGCAAGAATCACACCGACTACTCCCATTGGATAGGCCACGGCACATCCCAGAGCAGGCGTACTACTATCCATGCCCATTTGTTTCAATGTCTGCTGCGCCGCTCCCAACGCCGGAGTGTTTGTCGTTGCTCCGCAAAGAATACCAACCATATCGGGAAGTGATATACCTGTAGCATAACTGGCTACCACCGTTAATAAAGTACCCAGAAGAACAACTCCCAACGCCAACATATTCAACGTCACTCCTCCTTTCCGGAAAGAACTGAAAAAACCGGGCCCCACTTGTAGACCGAGAGAATAAACAAAGATAACCAGACCGAAACTTTCTGCGTAATTCAACATCTGCGGGTCAACCGAAAGCCCGAAATGCCCGGCAAGTATACCGGCAAAAAAAACAAAAGTGACTCCCAGGGATATACCCCAGAAATGCACTCTTCCCAAGCCCAGACCTATCGCAGAAATCAGTGAAAGTACCACAACAGCCTGTAAGGCAGAATGTTCGAGAAATAGACTAGATAACCACTCCATGTATATATAAAACTAATAGGGCGCAAAGATAAAAACTATTTAGTCCCGTTCAAAACTTTTATGCTTTCATTTCGCGCCCTATTTATACTCTAACCCTTATTCCTGAAATCCTATTGGCAACCTTTTACCTCTCCTACCTATCATTCTGTCATTAACCCCTGACACATTTTTATCTTATCCTTCTTTGTCCTCGTCTTTCTACCTGCATCTTGTTATCTCCGATACCTATTGTTTTTTTTACCTGCTTCCCTGATATTCCACAAAGTTATCCCTTCCGTCCAGATAACCGCTTAATCTGTTTCCACCAAGGTACACATCATCCAGATAGGAAACATCACCCGGACCGTAGGACATCCTGATAGATGTTTGTGCATAGTTTTCCCAGTTCCACCGGAAATTATATTCAAAAACTTCCACATCTCCGTTACGGTATTCCACTCGTATGTAATCAACCCCTGTACGGTCTAAATAAAAATCCAGTTCTTGACAACAACGGTTCCCGTCTGCGTCACGGTAATAACTGATCCATGTGCGACTGCACAATTCCGACGAACGGGAATAATACCCGCCACCGATATTATCATCATCATAAAAGCTATCAATTTCTACTTCGCAAGAAGTAAGGCTAATCATCATCAATGCCATTAAAGCTATACCTAAGTATTTGAATGCGTTCGTTTTCATAATCCTTTATTTTTATGGTCCTTATTTATATCATTTATCTTTCGATATGACAAAAGTATAGAATGAATTTTCCTTATGAAACTGAAAAGTCCTACTTGTACGGAGGAAATTGCCTAATTATGGAGGTAAATCCCTCTGTACCCAATAAACCTATCTCAAAGAAATCTCGTATCTTTGCCTCCGATTACCAATATATGGAAACAGATATCATCACCGTATCCGACTTTGAGATGCGTCCCGTTGATTATATGTTAGCTCGAAGCATAGAACATGCAAAAGCAAAACAAACAAAGATGTATGCTATCTCCTTGGGAGGTAAGAGTGCCGAGACAAGTTACCTGCAACTATGTGATAAATATTGGGAATATAGCATTCAAAGCAGTAAAAATCTTAATAAAGATTGAATAGTAGAATGAATTATTTAATCAATGTTATAAAACATCTGTTTTTTCTTGCTTTACTTGCTAATTTAACAGAAGTCCGTATCTTTGTAATGTGTTTTTCATAGTATTAGATTTAAGGTTAACAAAAGATTGGCTGTCTGGGATAGATAGCCTTTTTTTATGCTCTGAAATATAGCGTCACTGTCCGGTCGACATAGTTACCCTATCTCACTAAGATACCGTCAATATCGCAAGCAGATACCGTCAATATGTTTCAAGTTCTTTCCTTCGTAACAAAAAATAAAAGATATCGAAAAAAAAATCATTCGTTTAACATTTGAAACATAGCAAGTTATCTGATTTTTCAAAAAACAGACTAAAAAAATCTTGCTAAAAGATTTGCGTAGTCCAAAAGTTCCCCCTATATTTGCACCGCATTTGAGAGAGAATGCGGGTTCAAGGAAGTTTGGGTGAGTGGCTGAAACCACCAGTTTGCTAAACTGACGTACTCGCAAGGGTACCGGGGGTTCGAATCCCCCAGCTTCCGCAAACAAATCTCAAGAGAAAAAGAGCTAAGTTTATAAGACTTGGCTCTTTTTAAATCCATAAAATGCCGGTGGGTTCGTCTAACGGTTAGGACACATGCCTCTCACGCATGTAATACGAGTTCGATTCTCGTACCCACTACCAACAACATTAAAAATCAACAAGTTACAAAGATAAAGAACTAAAACAGGGACTAAAATACAAAAAGGCAGCTTATTCGGCTGCCTTTTCTATCTTCTCCTTAAACAATCTCAACTGATCTATACTAGGATGAAAAGTAGGATTCTCCCAGTTCCTAGAGATAACCGAAATCATTGAATCCAGATACTTCCCGCAGTCGAGAATCTTCGCACATTTATCCAATTGGAACTCTCCGGAAGGATATTTCTTGTTGTCAAGAACATCCTTAGCCCATGTCAGTAACTCATTCACCGAGTCGTGGTCGTATTTCTTTTCTTCTGCCATAATGTTAGTTTTCGGCAAAGGTATAAAAAATCCCGGCATATCTAATACACCGGGAGGATTCCATTTTAAAGAGGCAGTTATAAATGGAAGGAGCTATTCACCAAACATATAATCCTCAAAGTACAAGAGATTCCTTTTATTGAGGATCATGTACGCCATATATTTTGGCGGGGAGAGTAAAAGAAGGGAGTCCTGTGCGGACAATCATATTTTGAATATACTCTCTAAAATAAGGCCAGATAAATACTGATAAACTTATCTCTTTAAAAACATCAAAGAAATCTTTTGTTATTGTGACCTCTTTTAATTTACTATATCTGACTTTAAACTCTCCAGATATAGTAAATAGTTTCTCCGCATTTTCTTGCTCGCCAATTATACCATCAAACTTAAAGGAAGCTATAAAACAAGCATTACTTTCAGATTCAGAAAACGAGTATTTATCTTTAAAATTTAAATTGATAGAACCTCCTTCTGATACACACTCAAACACCTTAACATTCCCATCCGATAGAAATATATTATCTAATTTTATGGAAGTTAATATTGAAGAATATTCTTCTGGGGTAATTTTATTTTTCATATTTATATAACTGATTTAAATTCGGTATGTTCATAAAAACGAGATTGAGTAGCATTACAAAACAAGGTATTTGTTTTGTAATTAATTGAATTAAGGTTCCTTAAAATCATATCATTTTGGGCAGTAATCTTTTCATCAATCTCATCTATTTTTCTTTCACATTTCAATGAAACATCATGTTGCCCAATTCCGTATGCTAATAATTGATTAACATAAGAATTGAGGGAAACACCATTCATTTTAGCTTGTTGTATCAACGAAGAATGAACCCATGAGGATGTTCTAACTGAAAATGTACCACTTGAATTTTGCTCCTCATTTACAACTTCAGGGATAGGCTCTCCTTTTTCATACAACATTTCTATAAAAGCATCTTTTTCTTCAATAAAACTATTTAAAGCAGATACTTTATCTTCTCCTATCCCATGACATGCATTTAAACCAAGCTCATTGCAGTATGCAACATACCACTTTTCGCCATCAAGTTCTTCTTTTTTAATAATAACATTGTACTCCAATGATTTGTAGTACTGTAAATCTTTTCGTGACATAATTGTATTGGGTTAGTGAGTTATTGCTTTTTCTTTATCCTTATTATTTCAATTAACACCGGATAAAGATACTGTTTAAAATTAGTCCTCTTTATTAGGACTTCATTGCCACCTTTATGAACAACGTGTACTCCAAAATATTTGCCAGGTGTTGGAGCTAAAGGGTGATAAAATCTTTCCATAGAACCACGTGGGCTATCTTGTAATTTTGCTCCAAGAAATTCCGCAATCTTAACCACATGATTAAAAGGCAGATCCACCACAGGTGCACTATAAAGATTTTCTAGTTCTTTTTCCGCATCCTCAATAGTGGTATCATCCGTTATTTTAAACTTAAATTTCATATAAAACCGAATTTTGGTTGCAAATATAATACCAATATTCCAATTTATAACAGAAAAAAGATAAAAAAAGTTCTTTTTCTTACTCTATTTATACTTATATTCTTTATAATATATATAAAAATCCCCGACTACATAGCCAGGGACAAGCACAAAGATATAACCCTTGCAATAATTGCAAGAGGAATCAGCCAACACAACCACTTTTCTAGGCGTTCCATAGCATTACTAACAGAAGCCGACAGAAATCCGAGTGGTATCGGTCGTCTGCTTGTTCAAGCAATATGTCAAGCTTTTCGTTTCTCATTTTCAAGTACTGAATTTATTCGTTCTTCAGTAAAACCAAAACGGGCGGCAAACTTCTTGAAAGCCCGCATCCTGTTATCCGGAATAAGAGAATACATACTATTAATAGGAGTATTGCTACTTAATGCCTTCTGAACCTGTTTCTTTTTCATGGAATTTATGTATCAAATGTTCAACTTTACTTTTACAGCAATTACACTCACATAGTAAAGACTTCGCGTATTCCCATGTCTTTTCAATAATATCATCTCCGATATACTGAATTTCTTCACCGTACGGATCTATCCCGAATGCCTGGCAGATATGGGTAGCCATGTGACCACATTCATGCCTCCAAGACTTTGCAAATTCTTTTGAGGACGAAGTGAGGGCAATAACCATTACTGTTTCCCGTGTCCCGAAGTTGGAGTAAGTAACTCCGGTATTCAGGTTGCCGGAGTTTATGTTATCGTATGCAGTACGGAGCATATCACCATCGCAGCCGATAGAGTGCATATTATCCAGTATCTCTTCTGTATAATATGTATCTACTGCATAATATGCCATGCAGCTCCAGCCATACTTGGGTAATGTAAACCGTTGTCTTATCATTTATCAGAGCATTTCGTCCCACTCTACCGGTTCTCCGGCCGCAATCATTGTCGCATACCACCGCCGCATTGTTGTTCCGTCAGGAGCATCAGAATCATCAATCGTATCTTTTATGTACAGAGCCAAATGCGCTTCATCAGGAATGGATGATTTCAGGAAGTCAGCCTTCCCCATGTTGGCAACATATACATAGTCATACAATACGTTATTTTCAAGTTTTATACCGTAACGAGTAAGCAATTCATCAACTTTCTCTTTTGATATCGGCTCAATACGTTCCTTTTTCCCAGAAGAAGGATTAAGCTTCTTCATCAAAGATACGGCAAATTCACACATTTTCTTATTGAAGTGCCAACCGAAGTTGGACAGATATACCTCCATTTCTTCCGGCCTTCTGTCTCTTATATCCAAAGGTTCTCTTCTCATGATTTTACAAAGTTATAGGGAGTAGAAAGCTCCACTCCCTAATTAAACATTAACGATAACGGGAATAGCGTCCTGTACCGCGCACGCCACGTCTCTCGCCATAGCCACCACGGTCGCCATAACCTCCACGGTCGGAACCACCGCCATAGCCACCACGTTCGCCCATTTCGTCATAGCGTTCATCGTCATCGTCATAATAACGTTCACGTCTTCCCATGCTTTCACCTCCGGAAAGTTCCTCGATGCACTGCATCAGTTTACCACCGTATTTGAGCATCTTTTCAGCATAGTCGGACATTTTCTCGACTTTGCTTTCTGTGATTTCAATTATCTGCATAATTATTTACTTTTAGGATTGTTACTACCACTTCCCAAAGCCTTGGCAAGCATATCTTTTATATCGGTAAGGGTATTTTCAACACCGGATACCTTTTGTTCAAGAACGCCGATTTTCTCTTCCTGTTCTTTTTCTTTAGCCAGTTGAGGATTAAGCTCCCTAAGCATGGAATCACAGGAGGAAATTACCTTCTCGTGATAAGGTACACTTTCTATTACTCCTCGGCTTATTCTCAACATGGATTCCACCTCAGCATTCATTGCTTCCCGGCTTTCCGATACAACAACTCCATTCGCACCAAAATTGGCTATCGAAAGATTTGCCGGAAGTTGTTTAAAATCAATAGTTTCCTCACCAACCTTAACCGAAACGTCAACAACTGTTTCCATATTTTGGCCATAAGTCTGCCCTGGTACATACTGTCCGTATTTAGGTTGTGGATTACTTACGGAAACAACCTGCCCTACTTTCAATTCAGGGTTTTCCCCTTTTTGAAGGATATAAAATATATTGGATTGTCTTAGACTCTGAAACATAATTTATTAACTCTTTAAGGAGCGGGATTACTCCCACTCCATATTTTACTTTGCCTTTACAGCATTTACGCTTGTCGCTGCCGGTTCGCCATTGCTGGCAGCAGCCGGTGTTGAAGCCGTAAATTCCAGAAAACGTATAACGCCTGTGCGCTTATTAAGATAAGCAAGACGTTCCGTAGTGCCTGTAACATCTGTTCCAGTAACCGGATTGTTGTTGCTGTCTACAACAGGGACCTTTGAAGTACCTGTAGTAGTACCGGCAACTGCCAATGTCGACTGTCCTAAGTTAGGAGCTATAACATTTATAGGTAAAGCTTCTCCACCTGCCGGAACATCTGCATGAACCTTCAACAGGATTATGCTTTCGCACGGAAGTGCATTATAGCAGTGAGGATTAATACCATAATCTACACTTGCATCCGTTAACTGAACAGCGTTCGTTGAAAGTTCGTAGATACCATTAACGTCAACTCTCCTAATTCCTCTTGCGGAACGATTCATTAGGAAAGGGCTTGGAAGCCAGTAAGGATACATTAAGTTAGGATATAACATAATTACCTCCTTTCTTAGCAACCGCAAGTTCCTAATGTAGATACACCGAAGTTTACAGGAACGGAATAGTTTACAGGAACATAATTACCACTGGCCGGGCAATAAGGCATCGGGAATGTAGGCGGTTGCGCACATTCGATCTTTGCCAGACGGCTACTCAAATCACTCAACGCAGCACCAAGAGGAGCAGTAGCCTGTGCCACAATCTGCGAAGTCATTGCGGAACTCTTGAATGTGCTGTTTTCTTCACGCAAGTGGTCAATTTTGTTCTGCATTTCACGCATTTCAGCCGCACGTTGTCCAGCAAGAATTTGCTGTGTGCTGTCCTTGATAGAGTTTTGCAAATCACAAGTCTGTCTCTGAGTTTCATATGCAACAGTAGCGAAGCCTCTTTCTTGCCCTGTAGCAACACCGTTAATGGCATTCTGCAATGTGTTGGTCTGTTGACAGATTGCCAATCGGTTTTCGCAGCAGCATGAAGCTATCTGTTGAGCGATCTGACAGTTACCCTGTTGGATAGCATTGATAATCTGCATTGAACTTTGTCCCACCTGATTACCAACTTGTTGAACTTGAGACATTACACCATTGATGGCATTCTGAACCTGACCGATTGAACAATTCAAATTAGTAGCCAGATTGTTAATTGCTTGTCCGTTTCCTTGAATTGCGCTCATAAGTAGCTCCCTTCCTGCATCATTGTTAATTAAGTTAGGGATACCGGCTCCAGCAAATCCGCCACCGTTACCGCCATCTCCGTTGTTTCCCCAACCGTTGCGTCCGAAAAGTGGGAACAGGAAAAAGAGGAAGATTATCCACATGAACCATGAACCATCACCGCCAAATCCATTGTTGTTTTTACCTTGCATAGCAACTAACAAATTGGGGTCAATACCTTTCTGCTGCAATAGTGGAGCAAGCATTGCCAGCATTCCACTACCGCCACCGTTCCCGCCTGATTCCGGGAAAACGTAAGTCTTTGTTTCACTCATAATAATATACAATTATAACACGGTCAATATCAACCGCATCACAAAAGTATATAATAGAAACTGCGTAAATCAGAGCTCATTTTCAAGCGATTTGCGAATATTTTGCATATATATTGCAATCATTTTGTTTGTTGTTTTTCGACTCTCAAAAGTAGATATCAGGTAACGTACACTGGCTGATGTTTTGTGAAGAAAAATGGCGATCTGTTCAGGGTACAGACCGAATTCAGTAAGGAAGAATACTACAATGGAGCGGGCATCGACAACCTCAGTCACTTTACTTGATGAAAGGATTAATTCTGTGGAAACTTCAGTTTCTTTTCCTACAAGGTTCAATATTTCGGCAAAAATCTCTGACTTACACATGGTAATTAATTTTTTTGTTGTATTTTTGCCTTTGCCAATCAGTACATATACCAAAAGAACAAAAGCATACTTCGGAATGTTAAGGATATTATACCCCCTGACACAACCGATGTATGCTTTGGTGTATTAAAGTATTGATTGGCGTCAACTTTAATGTGTCGGGGGTTCTTTTTACTCTGCCCCCAAAAGAGCTACATTTGTTATGATAACCGGCCTTCTACTTACCGGATAAACTTAGTGCTTAGTATTAATTAATGTATCATTTTAGCCTCCTTTCTTTTAAAACATTTTTCCATTGGAAATTGTTATTTAAGTAAAACTTAAACTTTTCATACCGGAAACGGTCTGTGAAGATAGTAGTTCCGGTAATTTACCACATAAACAAATTATAACTCACTCCGGCACCGAAGTACAAACCACCCGGATAACCATATCCTGCCTGCAAGCCCAATCCCAAGCGTTTTCTTTTCTGTACAGGAGTAAGAGTGATGATCTTATTGTCTCTATACACTTCCATGAAGTCAAGGGTCGGCTTATATCCACTGACTACCGCCCGGTAATCATCGGTCTTATACTCCTTGCTTGTGATCGGTATCAGTACCGGAATAGAATCTCCTTCTACGGTTCTGTCAGTCGTTGTATCTATCAGAATAGGTAGATATACCGTATCGGTACGTTTCAGAGTTTCTTTTACCGGCTTAGGGATTGTGTCTCTTACTGTGTCCCGGATATGTACGGTATCTCCTTTAATGTACACAGTTGAAGGCTCGTGCGGATTACAACGCATCCACACGAGAACACCTACAAGCAGGCAGACTAATATCCAAGGGAGGGACTTCATAGAATACTTTCGTTCGAGGTCCATTCCGGACTAGACAACAATACATTTAAATCCTCGCCCTCATAGGTAGGATACGGAAAAGACAGCTCTTCCGTTCCGTCATCAGCAATAGTCTTAATCATCTTATGAGGGAATAACGCAGCATAGTGCTGGCATTTCATCAAGGTTTCACTCTCATTTACGCTCTTGCGAGGAACAAGGTTACGCTTGTCTATCTCATCCTGAGGGACCTCTTGCAAGTCAATTGTTGGGAATACTGTGTATTTCATAAACTTTACTATTTAACCAACTATATAATATCTATTGGGATATAAAATTCAGTGAGTTATGCATAAGTTTGCTCTCTTACTTCAAGTTCAGCTCCTCCCCCATTGTCAGCAGGCGCACCAATCCTGACAAGGCTGACTTTTTTTGCGTTTTTATTGATAATGACCACATCGAATGCCTGTTCATTTATTGTTCCATTAGTTCGCTTACCATAAATATAAGAAGCCCTTTCACCAATCTCATCACTATCCGCATTAGCCTTGTCGCAAGTTGTAGAAAATATTGGTATACCACCATCTGTCTTTTTCATTAAGTCCATATGCGTATGCCCCTGCAACATACACGCAACATTTCCACTATGCGAATCACATATATTAGCTATCTGCTGACCAATAGATGTTAATGTAGGAGTCCAAGATGTCGGATAATCATCAGACATATAATAATGAGCAACAACAACTGCAAGATAACCGTCTGGCATATTCGCTAGGGTATTGTTTAACCAAGTAGCCTGCGTTTCCTCAAATTTACCTGCCGAATCATCAGTAAACACCGAAAGGAACACATACCTCATTTTCTGGACAGTGTTATCTACATAATAGTAATTTGTATTTGCATCGCCTATAACACAGTCTGTCATGCCACTTTGTAATGATGACCATATTTCTGCGTCCGTGATATTGGTTTTTACCTGCACCCCATCTTCTTCAAAATAATTCATATATTCGTGATTGCCGATGGCGCGATATATCTTATTGCTTAAAGAATTAAACGCCAAGTTACAGTCTATGTTCAATCCGTCTGCATAATCTCCTCCCATTATAACTCTTGGCAACGGAACTCTGCTTGAAATGTAATTAATGAGCGCGGGGGAGTTTTTAGTATTGCGGAGCCAATGGATGTCCGTGATGAATACAAATGCATCGTAATTGCCTTGCGCATCCGCCATCTTACCTCTTATCGTTGATAGCTTATCCTTAAGGTAATTATCCTTCAAATAATATGCAGGTACAGGTTCGCTTCTAGTTTTTCGTATCTTAAGACCTGTATAAGTAGCATATGATGCACTCATACCGCTTGTTGTCGGGTACAACCTTACAGACAAAGCTTCATATAACAAAGAAGGCAAAAAAACTATTTTACCCGCACCCATTGACTTAATCTCAGTTTTTTCACCGTTTTTCGTAAAACCATAAATTTGTATTGATCTAGCAGAAATAGCATCTTTTATGTTATCACAAGAAATTTCAACCTGTTCATCAGCCGCAACCCCGAATCGGGCGATATCCTTATAGATATAAGTTGCTTTATCTCCTCCTGTATTATCGTTATTTACATCCTCTCCGACAAGATACTCGTTATAATCAAGTATTACGCCATCTTCAATATCCTTATCGTGGTATTTAGTTAAAGATATACCATCATAAATGTAAATAATTCCATTATATTTATACAATACACCTCTATCCAAGATATTAGTTTCTTCTGTATCAAATGGGGCTATGGAGCAACATCTATATATCTTATTTCTGGAGGTTGAATAATATAAATCACCGATTTTCCAATCGCTATAAATGGCAGATGAAGCACCAATTCCAACCAGTTCAAACAATTTATCCTTACCATCAGCATAATCTTTTGCCTCTTTAATAATTAAGTTTGAGAAATCTGCATATAACTTGATTGTTCCAGACATAAGCACCGATGATCCTGTTAAGTAAATCGCTATAGCTTCAACATCGGAAGTAATATCTATCAATGTATTTACATTTAATGCGGGGCTCCTTGTCTCATCTGTATACCATAAGTACACACTAGGATTCGAATTTATTATTCCATCTGCATCCACAACATTAAATGTCACCTGAGAATCCTTTTTAATTATGCACGGGAACTTTACATCTGGTTCTACAGATAAACCCGCAGTTAGTGCTATATTTATCGTAGTTCTCCCTCCTGCTATTTTTTGCGTGTACGCAAGATTGTCAGAAACGCATTTAATACTTTCGTTTATCTCGGGAATAGACGTTGAAAGTGTTTCTACATCGTCTTCAACCCCATAATACTTGAATGAGGTGATAACATTTCCGGCATTATGACCTGTAATATAATATGCATAGCCAGTAATATCTCCACTTGTATAGGAGAATAGAGTACGCAGACTATCGTAAGTAGTCTTATTCTTGATAGTTCTGCTTATCCGCATACCGTCATTCTTATAAATATAGAATGTCAGCATACAACCCGGCTGGAAAATAGCATCAGCATCTACATATAATCCGACATCTTCTCCATCTGCAAGAGTGAAATCCCGATTAACATATTCGCCATTGGCAGGTATTGCGTCAGTATTGCTTCGTGTGTATCCAATTTTGGAAAATACTTCCTCAAAGTTCCCATCTATCCCTTGCGCAATGACTCCCCACTTTTGTTCGGAGTCTTTTGCTATATCAAATATCTTTTCCATAACTTATTCGTTTTTAATTAATGTTTCATTGGTTATTAAAGTCTCGTTGTCTAACATTGTCAAGTAGCTGGAGATAACTATGTTGATCTTCTGTGGAGACTTGGTGACCTTTCCGGTTACTTCATAGACACCGTTGTCTCCAGATATGGATATGTCGCTAATGGCGTTAGATGACACACCGACCAGTTTATCAGAAGCATTTGACAAGGTTATGGTGATAGTGACTGCGCTACCCTCGGCAATGTATTCTCCTGGATTAACTGAGTAAGAGATTGAGGAGTAAGGGACATTGCTCTTGATAACCGGTCTAAACTCCACCATGCCCGGATATAAAGTGCCTAGTTTATGCTTCTTTAGCTGGCGCTCGATTAAGAATTTACTCATAGAGTAATGAAAAAGCATAAAGGAATACAGCGCTAAAGCGGAATAACCGTTATTGATACCATACCTAGCGATTGTTAATCCTGTGCCTAAACTAGTAGAAGAACCTTTATTAATAACTGTATCTTTATACTGATATGTTGACTGATAACAAATCTCTCTTTCCTTATTGATAGATATAGTAGTATTAGCTAGATAGGAATAGGTAGATTCATTTGCGTTAACGCTTCTATGTTCTATTAAGAAGGGAGTATTAGCATTTTCACCAGCAGCATCACTTGTAGCTGTAAACTGAGGAGTACTTACTATTGGATATGCTCTATCAATAACCACAGTGTAATCCTTCAATCCCAAGTCACCTACAAACTGACCATAGTCATCTACTCCGTCTGATTGCAAGCCTCCTTCTTCGTTAATACCACTTTCTGGAGTTCTAGCATAATTATATAACGTCATATCACGTCCATTACCACTAAAGTCTTTAAGATACCAATCTTCATCGGGAGTATCGTTAGTAAGACCTTGCTTCTTCACATTGTAGTAAATATCAGGTTTAACATACTTGTCCAAGTTGTAGTAGGCTATTACTTGATTAATCTCGTCAGTGGTTAATGCTCGTTTGGCGATGAAAGTCCAGTACCAAGCAACAGAGGAAACTTCCGTAGGGCTACCGTCCTTGATATAACCAGCGACACTATAATGAATATCACTATAATTAGTTATATTATAACCCATTGCTTCGTAATCAGCCTTATCACCAAGTATATTGTTGATTAGATTACTTGCTCCCACCTCTGTATTACCTTTAGATATCTTATATCCATAGATACCTGTTTTACCGGAAGTCTTAACATTGGTTCTACTCCATATAGAACCTTCTCTTATATAATTAGTAAATCCATAGCTATCAGGGACTGGTGATACCTGGTGAATCATGGACACCACCGTTAACTCCTTGCTTCCGTCCAGCATCTCGGATACAGGATTCTGACTGACAATCATGTCGTTGACTCCGTCAGTACATAGTGAGCCTTGTAAAGAAGGAATAAATTCAATAGTACAACCTATCCAATCTTCAAGTTCTGTACCAGAATCAATCAAAAATCCATGACCTTTGGTAAATCCATAGCTATATGGAAATTCGTAAACACCGTCATTATCAATACTAATATTAGTAAGAGCATCCCCTTCATTCTGTGCATACGAGTATATCAATCTTCCATTACGAGGAATACCTGTTACTTTAGCCTTAAATGCTTTAGTATGAGTGTTTCCTTTCCATATAATCATACGATAAGAATTGATTCCTCCAACATCGCTTATTATGACTTTATCGGGACGGACATCTAAGAGTTCACTGGCGTCTCTACCCCAAGCTGTAAAGTCTTCTTCATACTTCCCATACCCGCTATTAAGCTTATACGCAAAGTTGAGAAGCTCAAAATCCCCTCCCCTGCCAGGAAGCTTGTTCTTGATGATATTGCGGTCGGGATCAGTGTTGCTCTTTCCGTCAGCTATCCATACACCTGCCAAGGCAGACAATACATCGGGAGAGATGTAGGGACGGTCGATAGCGGAAGAAGCTCCCGGAACTCCCAACCTAATCGCATTGAAGTGGATAGGATCAAGCCCTATCGCATCAAGCCTAATCGGATTTAATCCTATCGCTCCCATTACTCTTCTGATTCAAAATATTGGGCCTTGACCGGCTGCGTTTCACATTCAATCTTGATGTATTGTCCGGGGATTATTCCGACAATCGGACGGGCGAACTTCTTATCGTAATTCCTGCTCTCTACAACAGAGAAGTTTTCTCCGTCATAGCTTATATACACCCAAAGCTTACCTCCTTTTTCAAATGTGATCTGCAATCCTATTTCTGCCGAATTTACTTGTACAGTATCACTTATATATTTACGTTCGCCTTTAGCAAAGGTTATATCTGTTAATGCCATGATTGTTCCTCCTATTATTATGATTCAAATTTGATATCGTTAATTCTATTCAACCACCCTCGTTTGAACTTGTTGTTTGCAGGACGTTTCCGGCAGATGTCCTCTATAAAATCAAAACGAGCAATCTTGATCCGATCAAATAACTCGCGTGGATTCTTAGAATTAACTGCCGAAATAGTTTTTGGTCCGACAATACCGTCAGGAATTACACCGACCAATTCCTGCGGGATCTTGATACCATGAATACCAGAGGCCCACACCCAATCAACGAGAATATTAGCAACAGATTGAGATTTTATCTCGTCAGCCTTCCAACGGTCCCAATACATTGTTTTCATGATCTCTGTCCATTCCTCCTTAGAGAGATTCTTCAACCTTTCTATTGTTGGTTTTGGATAGCCTTTTTTCTTGCAATAAGCCTCATAGGTGGAGATTGTTACTCCCATATTGGTAGCTCCTCCTAAATCATCAGGATCATTTACGAAACCACCTTCCCATTTTAAGATGAACGGTGCCAATTCTTTTACATCTGCCATATATCTTTCCTCCTATAAAATCAATGTGCTTACTCTACTATAACCCAATCATTTGCAAGCATATCAGTTTGGGAGGCAAGCCAACCATTAACAACAGTTCCATCAGCAGCTTTCATACATAAGTATGCGGTAAACTTGATTTTATCAGTTTCCGAATCTCCATGATTGTCGGCAACCCATTTTTTGAATGATTCAGGAAGTGATTTAACCTGATTTACAATCATATCAGTAGACAAACTATCTTCCGGGCGCATAAATATAAACATCCCCTTACCGTTCCATCCTTTACGAGCAACAAGATGCCCCCGTTTGAGGGATTCAAGTGCCTGCCCAAAGGTTCCCGTTTCTTCTCCCAACAATTCGCCTTCCATTGCGCCTAAAATGTAAGCTGTTTGAATAAGCCCCTCACACTCTTTTGCTTCTTTATTACACGATACTACGTTTGCTGCATATTCGGCAGACCTTTCATCTAATGTTTTCATTTTAATTTATAATATTAATGTTAATACTCCCAACGCCAGACCCACGCAATCACAGATGATGTCTTTAATTGAGAACTCTGTTTTCTTGCAATACTTGTCGTATATCTCCTTCAAGATGAAGATCACAACGGTTATAATGATTGCTTCCCATAGTGGCACAATTCCAAAAAACTTTGATAGCCATATTACCAAGTTCTGGCACACTATAATGTGAGCCATGCCGTCTAATCCGATCTTGGATAGAGATTTACTGATTAATGTCTCGATTCTATTTATCATATTCATCTACTTCCTCCTTTTCTATAATTTCCTTCACATCCTCCTTATCAACCTTAAACACCTTCTTACCAAACACACCCAAAGCCCCGATAAGATTGATGTTAATCCCCTTTGGCTTCAGTATATTCCCAACGATTGAGCATCCCTCTATAAAGCATACCAATAAGCAGGAGTACACATCAATAGGATATTCATTATGACTCGCTACGCTAATCATACAGACCATGCATACGAAAGCAAAGTAAGTGACCATTTTTCCCATGGTCGCACGAATTGCGCGAGAGAATCTTACTTTATCGCCCATTAGCATGCTTTTCCTTACTCCGAACAGGAGATCACAGAGAATTACCGCACACGTAACAATCAGCCATGGAATCATATTTTGCAATGATTCGGCAACAAACGCTCCGGCTATTGCGGCGAAACTACCAGTAGTGGTATGGATTATCGCTTCTTTCATATTAGACAAGTCAGAAAAACGGTTAACAACGAAATTACCTCAATCCAGAACATAGGCTTCCTCTTTATGAAGTCAGAGATAAAATTTCCCGTCCAGTTCTCACTCATCGCAATAGCCAAATATGCAATAAATCCCACCCATAGAAAAAGCCAATACCAGGCATTACAACCTACCCATATTTGAGAGAAGATTAAAGACATGGCGGCACCGATACTATGAGGGACTTTTTGCTCGGTTTTAAAGTTGGGAGACACACCTAGCACTCCCATTCCGACAACCGAAAGGAATACAAGAAACTGGCTGTTCTCGGAACTGGCTTCCAATGCAGCCGGAAGAAGCAATGCGCCGGAACCGACCATGCAAAGAGTAAACCAAAACTTATGCGTCAGGGCGTAGTAGGTATCACTGATTGAATAAGGGATTTCTTTACCCTTCTTTATCATCGCAAAGACATACCCAGCGATGAGGATGAATGACATTAATACTAGTAAAATCATAGGTTTATCTGTTTTTTAAATTATTGATTTACTTTTGAAAGAGCTTCGTTGACAGCCATTCGATCAATTACACGAGTAAATAGCTGTGTATACTTTTTTAGAGATTCCGCTTGTTCAGGCGATATATCAACTTCTCCTTCTCGGTGTATATCTTGTGCAAGATTAAATTCTCCAAGATCACCTGTATTTTGAAAAATCGCATTTCCAAATGATTTAGATACATCGATGGTACTCTTATTCCCTTCGAGATCCACTAGTTCAATTTTTCTAAAATCTATTTTCATTGTTACAATTATCTATCAAGAAACAGGTTATTAACGTAATATGGTGGGGAAGTCTTAGCAATATCAGCTGTCACAAATATTGCGTACTTCCAAGGTTCAATAGTATAAGTTAGAGAATTAGGCTGATTATATACCACTCTTTTAGGATAATCAGAACTATTAACGACCGTTATTTTTTTGAACGTTGCAGAATCGCAAATACGCAAAACATAATTTCCATTTCCTTCCATAACAATGCAATCTATAGGTTGTCCCGATTGAGGATATCTATCTACATTATTATCTGAGCCATAACCATAGATGTGAACATAAAAATTCCAATCATTATTAGCAAAAACTTTAATTGTAGTCATTGCCCTATGCCCGAATTCCCCTCTGCACCAAATATCAGATGCGTAAAATCTCCATGAGCGACTCTCATCGTAGTTATAACCTTGTTGGTATAAATCACCAGAAATCCAAGTTCTTGAAAAATCAATATTAAACGAAGAGGAAACATTATCTCCAGAGCCTTCTGTATTAAAAGAAATCTTGCCTTGTATCTTGCCTGCATTATCAATAGCTTGTAATTCTTTGAAAGTACCCGTTGCCCCTTTTAATTTTGTCACTTCAAGAGTATCAACGTTAATAAACTCCGTCTTTATCTTCCCGGCTTCTATGAAAGTCTTTCCGCCTACGGTCATTCCCCCACTTTCAGGAAGAGATATTTTTCCGTCAGCAGTTAACTCAACACCTGTCTGATTATGCTTGATAGAGCCTTCAGTCATTAACCAACCCTTTGTCTTCTCCAGATTACCCACAAATATCCCCGAAGTACCGAGCACATCAATAGTTGCGTTCTGAGCCAAAAGGACGTTGGTAGCTACGTTCACAAATTCACTGAATTCTTCCCACTTCGTTGAATCGAAAGAAGAAGTAGATGTATGAGTAATCTTACAGAGTTTGTTCTGGCCGTTATAGATTACAGTATCTATAAATGCATCATTATGATAATACTCAGTATTTGGTGCCCATACTCCACGCGGGCGGAGCATTGCACCGGGTAATCCTGTTTGTCCTTGGCTTCCAGTAATACAAACCGGATCGCTTTCCCATGTAGAATCATCCGTATAAGTGACCTTGGTCTTAGACCATAAGTATTTGCCGTTTTGCCATGTGGGAGAAGTGCTAGACCAAGAGCCACCAACCAAAGAACTGGAAGAAGTAGAAAGGTAGTATAAGACATCAACTGCTTTCACTCCTTTGCCGTCATTACCGCTAGGTCCCTTTCCGCCTGTCACACATACGGGGGTAGTTTCCGTATAAGAATTGTCTGTATAAGTTATAATGGAACGTGTCCAAATATATTTACCGTCCTTCCATGCCGGAACAGTAGTAGACCATGAGCCACCCGTAGTGGTACTATATGATGTAGACAAATAGTATTGCTCGGAAACACTTTTAACGCCAATTCCCGTAGCCCCCTTACCACCCGTCACACATATCGGATCGGTTGTAGTTGATGCGCTATCTGTATATGTTATTACTGACCTAGTCCAGATATATTTCCCATTTTCCCATGTCGGAGGTGTTGTACTCCAAGAGCCACCAACCAAGGAATTAGAAGAAGTAGATAGATAATACTCTTCGACAATGCTTGATACTCCCCTACCATTATCTCCAGTACTACCTTTACCCCCGGTGATACAAGCGGGATTGGTTTCAATAGACGAACCGTCTGTATAGACCACTTTGGTTTTACTCCAAATGTATTTCCCATCTACCCAAGTTGGTGAGTTCGTAGACCATGAACCACCGGAAAGGGAGGTTGAAGAACTGGAAAGATAATAAAGAACATCAACGCTCTGTACACCTTTACCGTCTTTTCCTGCTTCGCCCTTGATTTTAGACCAAGTATAATCGGCAAACACATTGCTATCTGCCTGTACAAAATCTACATATACACCCATGTATATACCGGGAGTCTCACCATTATTAGCGGTGAAGGTTTTCCCGTCATCAGAGTATTTGATGTGAAGGTAGCTGGTCTTCCCATTTTCTCCATTTGTACCAGGTATGCCATCACCTCCTTCAAATTTAGCCCATGTATACTTAGAAGGATCGCTGCTACTTGCTTGAACAAAGTCAACATAAGTACCAATATATTTATTGGGGGTATCAGTCATTTGAGAAGCCGTAGGATTCTGGACGGGAGAATACTTGATATGAAAATATGAAGTTTTTCCGTCAGCACCATCTTTCCCGGGTATTCCGTCCTTTCCGGGCGCTCCTTGTGAGCCTGTATCCCCTTTAGATATAGCTTTCAACCAGTCCGTAGAAGAATCTGACGGTTCCTGCGTAGTAGTAGACTCAATACATATCCATGTACTGCCGTTATGAGTCACTTCATCGTAGTACCAGTATGTGCCGGATTTCCATTCACCCTTGAATGCCGGAACGGGAACCTCAGTCACACCGTCACTGGATATCTGCCTGATAGTTCCGGTCATATAGACTCTATTGAGGTATGCGCTATGACCGGACATATCAATGCCAAACAGCTTCAGGTTAGATAAGTCGCCTAACTGCATGGCTATCATGTCCTTCGTTATTTCCCAGTTATTAACACCCTTAAGGAAGCGGATGTAATTCTGTGTAGAGTAACATGACTTTTGCCGTTCTTCATTCGTGAAATTACCGTATGCGACAAAATGCATCGCCTTACAAGGATTAAAAGTATATCCACTACGGAGGACGTATTTAAAGGAAGCGTTGTCTATCTTTTCTGTAATCCGAAAATACGCAGTCTGGAAACCGGTATCGTTATTGAATACTCCCTTACAGATATCATCAATCTCTACTTGTGATACCTCCCCGGGTTCCAGCTTTAAATGAACGGTCTTGTTCACTACATCCACTGATTCAATGATACCACCGCCGGGAGCATTCCATTCTTCACCGGAGACAATAGACACACGGTTATACCGCAACTCCGGTACTTCCAAGAAATCACGCAGCCGCAAAGACTTTGCGTCAATATGGCCTTCGGGAGTAATCAGCCAGCCTAGGAGGTTCTCGGCATAATCTAGAGAAGATATATTTCCTGCAATTGCTGCATTATTGGCTGTAAGTTTGTCAAATACCTCTAGGATATTGGCAGACACCTCTGTTGCAGTAACATCATCTGTTATAATACCTTCCTTCACTATAATGCCTTTCAAAAATGATATTAATCCTAAAGCTCTGTCATTCTTTGTTTTACTAATAGAATAACTAATTATTTCCTGAAGAACTCTCTTTGCGGAGAATACATTTTTATCAGAAGGAAGAGTATTGTCATTTTCTCCAATCACATACACGCTTGTTCCACCTCCTCCGGATGCAGAGCCTGAATAGGTTTGCCCTTTATATGTGAGTGACTCCAGTTTACTCTCTATCTCACCTATACGCGAATATGGAGCTGTTTCACCGACTGTATAGATCGGGTGGTCGTAAGGAATATCCAGCGGCCATTCAAAACCTATGATACGGGATTGTCGTCCTTCTGGGAAATAAGCCTTATTTATCAGGTTGACTTTAGCCCCAACTTCGTATGTACGAATATTGCCCTCATTGCAGATGAAATCAGCGTTCATCTCGCAATCGTAGGTAGACGGGTCAATCATGGATTTCTTTACGTATTCCTTTGCCTTTTTGAGTAGATTCTGTTCCGCTTCTGGTAACATCTGCTCTGAAATAAACGCTGTATCAAATCCGTAAAGGATATAAGTGTCAGATACAACAGGATAAAGAATATCATCCGGAAGATACCGGCCATAATCATCATTTCGTGTTATCTCGAATGTAGTTCCGCTATTACCGCTCTCTTTTAGAGAGATAACAAAATCAAGGCCGGCCAGTTTACCTGTCTGGAAAATTAAATGGGGTTCTTGACCATTCAACACAAAATCTTTCGTAAAGTTTTTTAGTCCATTGTCCTTAAATGTGTAAATAAGGTACTTGTTTCCTGTCTTATTTCCGTCACTGTCTTCCTCCTCCTTTTCATCACTGGTGATAGTGGATACGGAGCCGATATATTTAGGATATTCATCCTCTAATTTAACAATTTCTTCAATAGCTTCTTCTTCCGGCATTTCGACATTATTCGGATTATCATAACGCGAATCTCCGATATAGATACGTTCGCCTGTTGGACTATACCTATAAGCATCTATATAAGGAACATCTTTTGGTAACATAAGACGCTTTTGAACGACACCGTTCAGAGTAAGTTCTTTATCATCTTTACTGAAATAGTTATCAGGAATTTTACCCTTAATGATATTGTTGATAATATATTGGTTACCCATAGAAGCTGTTACCCCTTCCGGCAGACGTATGACATTGGCGTCCTCACCTGTTAGCAAGTCAGGATTATAAACGGCTGAAAAAGTCCTCCCTGAATTTGCTCCGGACAGGAAAGTTACAGAAGTGTTCGCCGATGCGGACAAACATTCAATCTTAACATTATTTTCTCCACTCCTTCCAATTGTATATACTACCGTTTTCTCTGGATGATTCAGAGAAAAGCTAAATGTAAACAAAAACTTACAATTATTAGCCTTTTCAGGAAGAAAGAAATCAGTGTCACTAAAACTAATAGTAAAACTTGAAACTGAATCATTGAAAGCTTTCTCCTGAATATCCAGTACTTTCTCCACCTCTCCTACATAATAGACTAATGATAATTTAGCCTTAAAATTTTCAATGTTTGACGTGAATCGGGTGCTAAAGTATAGTAACATTGAATTGAATGAGATATGGTACTCACTAGCAGGCATGGAAGAAGTAAATACATCCGTCATAACCTTATATTCTTCCTGTGCTCCCACCATTTCTCCCTCTTCAAATATATTCATACTGATAGGAGATATTCCAGCATGAGAAACGGAAGGAAAGAACCTTATGTTTAACGGTCTTGAGGTATCGGATATATCTCTCCCATTAACCTTCTTAACATCAAATATCAAATCTTTCCGGTAAGTAGCAGGGATGTTTCGTGTAGAACCGAAAGCGTAGATACGGTTAGCATAAGTTGTCTGACTATCGCTGCGTGTCATATTATTGACATTCACATTCTCTGTGTCCGTCAAGTCACCAGCTTTGAAATCAACAGGGGAACTGTATTCACAACGCCCGAAACAAATCTTATGATTCTCTATCCACCATTCACATCCCCACGCTTCCGCCATTTGTGTGAGCGCATCTATTAGATTTACATTGTCATACGTGACTAATTTAGCGGAATTTTCTACCGTATCATCAATTTCCCAAATGAAGTCCTTATCCCTGAATTTATAGACAAGATATTTCAAGTTATCAAGAAATATATTCAGGTGAACATCTAAAGTGGCTGTGAGATTCCACCCAGCCTCACGGCCGGTTGTTTCAGGTGTGTAGAAGAATTTCTTATTCTTCCATTTCCAGTAATAAGCGTCAAGGCGGAGTTCGTAGTCATAGCCTCCGGTAGTGGTATTATAGGTAGGTTTATACAGGTCTACTACTTCAAATATTCCCAATTCATTGTCTATGTAGTCCCCTAACTTGAAATAGATAGGACTGGCAAGGGAAAACTTTAGAGTTACATAATCTTCCTGCATCAAAAGGAAGTGTCTTTTCGAACCCCCATTGATAGGAGTCGAAAAGCGAATGTTGCCGGATATGTCTTTGATATCTACTAATTCCATAACACGCCAAAGTTCGGAGATAAAAATCTCAAAACATAAAATCCGGCAACCCTATAAACCACAATTTGCCTATTGTGGCAATTTTACTCTCTATTACCCGGATTCGGCTCGTTTAGCTTTACTGAGATCTTTGAAAACGTCCTTATTGTATTGATTCCAAAAGAAGCGGACCTAATATAATACAAATGATATACTTCTTCGCCTAACGCTGGGATCTTGACAGTAAATTCCCCCTTTGTTATCTCATTCAGAAATGCTTTATACTTGGTGATGTAATCAGATGGAGAACTCCCTTGTAGGGTAAAGGTTAGTGTTATATCCCGTTCGTCGATCTTCCGATTGGCTATAATTATTTTCTTTCCGTCCTGTAAACGGGATTTATTCTCTATTACCTCTTTCATTGGAAGCGGGGCGTAGATAGCTTCAATGAACCCGTCTCCCATTCTCACGCCCCACGTCGCAAAAGCGTCTTTATTGTTAATTAATAAGTCAACCATAGATTATAATTTTGATGTATTACGTTTAACTTCTGCAATATCTGTCTCAATATTCTTCAATGACTTGTTCATGCTTGTTGTATCATCATGAATACCTGTCAACTCTTCATAAGACAGCCTTAACAAATCCCGTGTCTCACTAGCAATATCCTTTATCCCTGTAGTATTGGTAATAATAGGCAGCATATCAGCTCTCAATTCAAGAATAGACATCGTTTGAAGCTGGTTCTGATTCTTAATCTCTTCTCCGGCAATTTGCAAAGCAGTGAAACGTCCGTTAAGTTCGTCTATTGAATCTTGAGAAGCAGTTGCAAAGCCTTTCTTCGACGATTCCTGAGAAGTAGCAGAAGTATCCCACCCAAATGTTTTAAACATTTCTTCTCGATCATGCATCATATCTTCTACAATCTGTTGATACTGTTCTTTGAGAAGGTCTGCTTCGTTTTTGGTAATTTTACTATCACTTCTCGCTGCATCGCTCCATTGCTCATAAAGAGCATTTATACGGCCTTGATACTGACTAGCGACTAACCCAGCCATGATTGACTTACGAAGATAATCCTCAAAGTTATCACACATATCTTCAAAAGAAGTATCCATATCGGATAACTGATCAATAAACCCATTGTAGAAGGAATCAAAATCAACCCCTGTCATGGCTTGATTAAGAGCATCCCTCAGTTCATTCGCTTCATCTTTACAGGCTACGATGCTATCCAGGTTTTCACGAATTCTGGCATCAATTAAACTCCATGCTTCCGGCATTTGGGACTGAATGAGGAACAATTCATCTCCTGACAAACTATACAAGTCTGTCATGGAGCTTATTGATTTACCTAATATGTCGCTCATCTGCTCAAAACCACCTATTGCACCAACATTTTTGTTAGAATGCCATTCCGCACTATGAGACTTCCAACTTGCACCGGCACGCCCTGAAGCTGCGGCAATCTTTTGGAGATTGATTACTTTCTTCTCGTAATTATCCATGGCTTGTGTAGCTGCTTGAACAGATGCAAATCCACCGCCGAAAACTATATCTTCCTTGCTTTTGTCAATAATACGATCATAGACCTCATTTATTGATTCAAGCTGTTCTTTTACTCCTTCATAATAAGCGGTACCGTCCGGCCCCCCAAAGAAACTGGATATAGTTTTAGTTATACCGGCAAGAATCCCCGTAGTTGATGAAATTATACTGAATGGCTTTGTTAAATCAATGCTTTCAAGTCCGCTCATGATTTGCCCTAATCCGGAAAGAGCACCGGAAATAGATTCAGGAACCTCAACACCTAGATTTGTAAGCATATCAACTAAGTTATTACCAGCATTTACCAACTGTTGTCCTTGCTGGCCTATACTATTCACAGCCTTTGTTAATTTTCCTTGTGATTCTAGACGCTCTTTCTGCGCATCTGACAGATTTCTCTCTGCCTGCTCTTGCGTTAGTAGTTTAGTTACTACCTTTCCGGTTTTATCAGTATATTGTCCGATAATAACTTCTCCACCCTCTTGTACAGTATTCAAATCCTCTTGCGCCTTTATTACGGCTTCAGTAGCGCTTTTATAGCTTTCAATGCCTTGCTTAAGTTCTCCGAAAGGATTTCTTTCTACAATCTTCAAATCAATATTACTAAATGCTTCTTGGAGGGCTTTTAAATCAGTTGGTTTTAAATCTTTTGCCGACTTATCAATAATCTCTTTCAGCTTATCACGCATTTTGGTGAGAGTTTCAGTAGACTGTGTATCCAAGTCCCCGAAGATATCGGCAAAATTGATAGACTTCTTTAGTTCATCAAAGGTTACTTCTTTCAGTTTACTATCCCGCTCTTTTTTTAGGGACTCTTTTTCACCTTTGGTTGTAGCTTCTACTATCTTTTGGTTGTATTCTGCATTTATAGCCACTTTCTTCTGTTGGAAATTGCCATATTCAACAAGATATTCATTCCAGGCCTTCGCCTCCTCCTTATAGGGGGCAATAGATTGTTTTATCAATTCGTTTGATATTAACTCGTTGAACTTAGATGTATCAACCTTTACCGTAGAAGGATCAAATGTCTTTTTCTTGTAATCCTTGCTTTTCTTGGCATTTAATTCCTCTTGGACATCAAACAACTTCTTCTGATATTCGATTTCCGTCCGGATATAATCTTCTCTTTGGCGTTCTAAGTCCTGTATTTCCTTCTTGTTATCCAATTCACGCTGTGCACGGATTTTAGCTTCTCCTTCTGTCATGGTATCAATACGGGACTGTATAGCCTGATTTTCCAAATCCTCTTCTTTACGTCTTCTTTCAAGAGCCTGCTTATCCAAAAGATCGGCTATTTTCTTTTGCTGGTCTAAAATGGAGTTGTAATTTTTGTCCGGATCTTCATACTTTCCACCCAAACCAGCAACTGTTACTAACTTCTCAAGAGCTTTAGACGATTTTTGATAAGAATCTTGTAGATTTTCTTGTTTTGCAATTTCTTTATCAGTTTCTTTTATTCGGTCCTTAATTCCCTCAATTTCTTTAGCTAATCCGGCATAACTTTCCGGTCTGGCTCTCATTTGGGAGAGTTGTTGGACTGTGGCTTCTTTTGCTGCTAATTCTTGTTCTAATCTCTGTTTTGTGATATATGAGATATTTTTAGATACTCCAGCTTGAAATGATTTATACCAATTCCTTGCGATTTGATCGGCTGCTGCTGTTGCTTTGGCATTTGCTATAATTTGGTTTGTCTGTTCTTTTATCGATTTGGAAACTTCACCGTTTTTTATAGATTCATCTGATAGATTTTTCAAATGCTCTGGATAAGATCTTTTCAGCTCTTTTACTGCATTATTTCTTTCTTTTGTAGATTTAGTTACATCTGTTGCAATCTTATATAAACTGTTAAGTTTAGTAATTTCTTTTGAACTTTGTTCTATTCCTGTAGATGTTACATTATATAAATCTCGTTGAGCTGTATATAAATCCTTGATAGCTTTTTCGGCTTTTCCTAAACTACTAATCCATTTTACAAGTTTATCTCCATACAACGTTAAAAGAGTGATTCCCACAGTTAAAGCGGTCTGCCAACTAACTATGGAAGAAACAACCTGTTTCCAAACAGGTGTAGCAGCTTGCCCGCTCTTTTTCAAAGCTTCAAATTGAATCCTAGCCCTCTTTATTTCATCGGCAAAAATTGGCAAGTTATTAGAAATAGCCAAAAAGAAAGTGCTCCACCCAACAGCCAAAGAAGGAAGCTCGCGACCTATTTGTTGAATGGACATATTTAGTCCATTCCATCCACTTGCATAATTACCGACATTTCTTTGATGATTCCCAATCGTTGCATCTAGCTCTTTTATTTTTGCATCTGCTTGTTGAATAGAAACTAATAGTTCTTTCCCAAATGGAGATGTTCGCTCACTTTCTGTCAATGTTCTATAGGCAGCTCTCATCCTACCTAAAGATTGAGAAAGAGCATCCATAGAAGTAGCTGCAGCGTTGTCTAACTTAGCATTAGCACTCAAACTCTGTCTTACTTCAGCAAGTGCTGTTTTATGAGTAAGCAAAGAGTTATTTAATTGTTCCAGTCTCCTTTGTTGAGCAGATGAAAGGCTAGAAGATTCTCCCTGTGATTTAGTGATCTTTTTTATTTCTGCGTTAAGTAGCCGGATCGCATTTTGCTCTTCTATTAATCTTTTTATGTTTTGCCCTCTCGTACCGAGAACATCACCGATTTCAGCTTTAAGTTCTTCATACGCCTTAACCTGCGCCTGAATAGAAGTTGTTTCCGATGTATTAGTAGAAGAATTGGTACTAGAAGAAGAAGCATTAATCCCCTTTGCTGCCTGCGACATTTTGTCCTGTGCCTGAATAATCTTATTCGAAGCATCAATAATTTTATTTGCAGACGCTGTCATCTTAGCCTCCGTCTCTCCTACCTTAGCGGCTAAGACATCATATTGAGTTGTGAGGTTCTTTAATTGTGCCTCCAAACCTTGAGCTATATCAATATCGACTTTTACATTGATACTTTTCAATGACTTCTTTACATTCTCGATTTCTTGCTTCAATTTTTGAAGTTTCTGAATGTCACTGTCTACATTTACAAATATCCCTGCCATATTTATTTATATATTTTCTTTTGGACTTGCCTTATTGCGTATTTTCTTGCTGCCGTCAACACATCATATCCTTTTGATTCCACAAAAGAGGCATAAGGCATTCCGTCAGCTAAATATAATCCGTCTCGTGGCTTTTCCGAGTATATCAACATATTTTCCGTATTTCTCACAGCTTCGGGATGCCTCCCGTCATCTCCCACTTCAATAGCTACTATACGTCCATCTCTTACCACACAGAAACCAGGAGCATTACGTAAATTAAATGTATGATTTTGGTATTCTCCGTTTTTCTGGGCGTAACGTATGGCGTCTTTTCCTATTTCTACTAACTTAGAAAAGAAAGCGTCCTCTATTTGTTTTTGAAGTTCGCTCAACCCGCTATCATCCCCTATGAATTCCATACTTACTTATTTTGACGCCTCCGTGATGCCATATCTTTACCTTTCACTTTCTTTATTTTATCTCCAAATACTTGATGTATTTTATCACGTTGCATTAAAACCAGATTTCTATACGGTATTTCATACACAACTTCTTTATAAGACAAATGCAAATTTTCCATGAACGACGCAATTTGTCCTAATAGCGTTTCATTACCGGCTATTTCGGTGTCGCTGCCAGCATACTTACGTTCTTCGCTAAGCCGACAGCTTTCTGAAAAACCGATACATCAATCATTGAGATCGCTTCTTCCACGCCGTTTACACACTCTTCATAAGTACCTTTAGAAAGTTCTTCAAAAAGACTATCATCACCGTTAATAAACCATGAAAGAGCATGGGCGTAGTATTTTAAATCTGCTAGAGAAAGGAGGATTTCTCTTAATGTTTCTCCCTCTCGTACATCACATAAGTACGATATAGCATTTGACAAATTATGTATAGTTGGAGGATATATTGTATACCCTTTCTTATTTACAATAATCGTCCTAAAATCATTCCCAATAATTGATTGTGATATAACTTTTGCCCCTTTGTTCATAACTATTTTATTAAAAGGGGCGAGAAACACAAATCCTCACCCCTCACCACTTTATAATATAGATAATGTCTCCGACGATTGCGCTCCAACTTCTCCTGAAGAGCCATAGTTTGCATTAGTTTCAGCGTTCACCCGCCTTGATCTAGTTGAATAACTATTTAGGGAAAGCGATTCAGAAGAAGCAAGCGTTACATTTTCAGATCTTCATACCCCTTCTTTTACTTCACTCGCATCAAACCAATATTCTGGCATAACAGCCTCATTTAAAGGTTCTAACATTGTTGCTACGACTGCAATACCAACCGCTCCATCAGTGTTAGCTTCACGAGCTACTATATTTGCATAAGGAAGAACACAATACTGATCGTCTTGTGTTAGTGCAATCAAACATTTTTTCACTTCCACAATACCACGAGCACGCTTCCATCCTTTATCGGTATTAATAACTTCACCGCCCATCAACTCTTTTTTAGTCGCATAATCATAGCGTCCAATCGTGAAGTTAAAGGCCACATCTCCCATTGTTTTTCCTCCCATACGGTAAGTTGAACCTGTCAGCTGATTTTTGTAAGAATCTTGTGCAGGCTCTCCTTCTTCGATAGTCCACGTGTCTTGATGCACATTTTTAATTTCGGTAGCAGACCCGTTTGCTTTTACCAAAGCATATAACGCTGTACCCGTCAAATCCGCTGATACTGCATCTTCATCGGCATACCATAATCTTTTTATATCAACTGCTGATATTTGTATATTTTCTGCCATATCATTTACATTTTTACATTTAATACCTTAAACTTTAAAACCACATTTACGTAACTACATTCAAGCTTCGCATCTTCTTCTATTCCTATCCGGTCTATTTCCCAATGATATTGAGTACTATCAAACATCCCACTTTCTCCTATAAAAAACAGTTTTGCAGCTCTTTCCAACTCATTTAATCGTACCGTATTGGTCTTACCACTGGCCAAATATGGAACGCAGATGTTAACATGAGGATAACATACCTCCCAATAAGTTTCTGGCTCCAAAAGATCTCTTACAACAATCACTATTAATTCGTTTTTTACACTTTTTTTAATAGCATTCCAGCTGTCGTAAACGTCTTTTATTAAAAAGCCTTTTAACTTATCACACAGAATCTTGTATATGTCAGTCGTTACAATCATACCCAAATATCACATCTACCCTTAAATTCCTCCGAATAGCATTCGGCATTCTTCTTCACATCTCCCTCTCCTACAATATTCCCTTCGGTGTCCAGACATCTGATATGAGATCCTAAAATAATCTTTTTACCCTCATAAACCACATGGTAATTATATACCCAGCGTTCACCATTGACAGAAACTTCTTTCTGTTGGGAGTTGTCATGGCAGAAGCAATCTGTTACATCCTGCCAATACTCTCCACCGGTTTCCGGTATTGGTCGGTTATACTCGTCATTCTCTTCCGGAGTAATAACCTGTAATTGCAATTTATGCGGATGTTCTTCTAGCATATCACCAAAATGTTACTTTAGGTTTATCTGTATTCAGTTCATCTTTCAGTCCATACTTATTGCATAAAAAAGAATAGTATGACTTTATCCCGGAAATATCCCAGGAAAGAGACTTGGAATGACCGTTTTCTGATACCGATTTAGAAGTAGCTCTAAGCAATAAGGAGGGAATAAATCTTGCAATCGCAACAGAGATAGACTGTAAATTGTCTTCAGTCATTTCCCCGTCTGGATCAACCCCAGAAGAAAGATTCATCTCTATCAAGTCAGCCTCCGACAATGATATGCCGAATGACTGAAACTTTTGCTTTATGTAGTCACTAATTATCATACTTACGCATTCATCGTATCCAGGTCAAAAATTACAATCTTATTGGGAGATGTAAATTCCGGGATCCATTCGGCTCCATATTCCATGAACCTGCCTTCATCCGTACGTATGTTGGAAATATACATACCACCTTCTGAACGGGTGTAAGTCTTTCCCGGAACTGGATCGGTAATTTCATACGGAGTATGCCAGCGCATCTTTCCCTGTTTAGGAGTGGTAAACAAAGAAATACGGTTGTCTTTAAATACCTGTTTGAAAGTGCCGTCTGACAATTCCACCAAATCTTCGTTGATTACGATAGGCGGCAAGCCCAATCCTCTAAAGATAGTGGTCGCCATCTCACTAGACATAAGCCCGGCAGACAGTTGGACTTCTTTAGAATCAAAGCTTTGTTTGTAGAATTCTCCGAAGTCCTTTGATCCAATAATGCTTTTGATAAAAGTCTTTCGGGACATTTCCATAGAAACGAACATGCCGAACTTAGTACGTAATTCAACGGTTTTCTCCATAAGATAACGAACAAAATTCAGTTTGTCTGAAACTTGCGGAGTGATACGATGAACCGGAAGTTCCATTTCAAGCAATTCAATTCCTTGCGGATTATCGTCTACTTTTACCGATGCTTTACCATCAGAACGAAGATCACCGTCCACAATATCCATACGTTTGTGTGGAGCAAGCAATACCTGACGCATATCATCTACAATATAGTTGATAATATTGTCCAGTGCAGCCCGTTGATCTGGTGTCTTCGCCTGATTGAACTTATTGATTAGTTCTTGAAGCATATCGAGTCTATCGTTGTCCATCTGGTATCTATCCCCCATATAGGCAACTTCGCCATATCCAGAACCCAAAGATTTACGCTCTCTTAACGGCTTGTTAGAGTTACGGTCAATTACAGAACCGGCAACAACACCCGTTACTGTTCCCAAATATGTTTTGAACACACGGGATTTCGTTTCCTCAAAATCGAGGTGCTTTTTCCAAAAGATTTGATCCAGTCTTAGAGCCTGCACACGGTCGATAACCGCTTTCACCACTCCCGGATCATTCAGTAATGTTTGAATAGTCAAATACATAGTTCCTCCTTTCTTTAATAAGTGAACATGAATCTGTCACCCAAAGTCTCCTTATCCTTATCGGAGATAGGAACAATGAGTCTTGTCGGTCTGATCTCGTACGCTTGGCCTATAGCGGTAACAGTTGCACCCGCTTCTACTTTAGTCCATGCATAATTTAAAGCTGTTGCTGTTGCTTTTGCCGTTTTACCGGCTGCGGCAGTAGCTTCAAACAATACCGCATCCTTTTCTGCGGCAAGCGTTGGCGAAGCGGCCAGAGTAACGGTATCATATTCCGCATTACTTTTGTCGATAGCTTCAATTGTACCACCATTTGTACCATTACCAATATGCATACCGACGTACGCAAGAGAATTTTTCTTGATCTTCAACGAAGTAGAACCGGCAGTGATCTTCTCGGCTACTTCAACGTTCAAAACAGCTTTTGCCGTTCGTTTCACAAAATCAAGAACCAAAGGGGTAAAAGGCGGGATCTGCGCAACCCCTGTCAAATTCGAAATATCCAGATTGAAACCACCGGAATATCTATAAACCGTTTCAAAACGGCACATTTCCGGCATTTGTCTCTCAATCGGATTTAAATCATACTTAAAACCTGCTGGCATAATTAATCCTGTTTAGAGTTTTTAATTTCTTCAGTTCCCTTGTTTATCAGGGCGGCAATGTCATTTGAATTGTTTTGCTCATTGCTTCCCGATTCGGGAGTTCTCACATCTTGAAATCCTGCGTTGGCAAACGTCTGCTTTGCATCCTTGAAATAGTTATCCAAGTTTACATCTTCGGGAATATTCAACATAGGAACAAGGTTTTCGGGAATACCATACTCCTTCGCTTTACCTATGATTTGCTCTTGACGAGTGGCTTGTGCCTTCTCTGTTTCAAATTGAGTAAGCTTATCAGAAAGAGGTTTAACGGCTGCATTAACTGCGTTCGCAATGATGGTCGCTATATCATCTTTCTCTTCTTCCGGCTTCGGTTTTGGGTTAGGATTGGGATTCTCGATTTTATTTTTCAATTCGTCCAATTGTTTTTGTAGACCCGATTTTTCGTTTCTAACAGTATCAATGTCTCCTTGAAAAGCCTTCAGAAGTCCTTCGACCCCACTAATAGCAGTTTCTATTTGACTTTCTTCAGTTACGGTTTTAGACAAGTAGTCAGCCACCCCGTCAAACGCTTTATCACCAAACCCAAAGGTTTTATACTTCGTTTTTAGCGCTACTAAGATTTTTCCTTTCATACTGTATGAATTAGTTTTGATTTTCAACAGCATAAAGTTACACTCAAAGAAGAAAGCTATAAAATTATTATATGAGGGATAAACCACAATTGAGCAATTGTGGGAAATTAGTTGTTATACATTGGATTTTTAGGCCAGAAAGGGGTATTTTATAAGATAAAACGGCAAAAGAAAAGCGGAGGTTAGTCCGCTTCTATTTTGATTCCATATCCATTATGACATCTTTTATGGCTTTTACATATTCTAAATGAATACTTCTTGATATCAAATGGATATAAATATGTCTGTCTGCCTTAATCTCAATAGGTGTGTTTATTATATCGGTAATTCCATTTGACAACATATATTTATCAAACATTCTTGAGAACAAATTGCTTCTGAATTTTTGTGGAGTTACTCCTTTATCCCTTCTTAAAATGTCGTGTATGTCATCACAGTAAAAATATAATATCAAGTTCTCATTATCATTGAAAATTTCACCTATAACATTTGATATTTTTAGAAGTACTCCAATATCAGTGGGATTATCACCTTTTACTCTCTCAAGTGTGACATCTGCAATTTCAATACTATCTCCAAATATTTCCCGCACCTCACACGGGATTATATCCAAATTAAATGGAGATAATATTATCCGATACTCATCTTCTGATTTAGAATTGATAGAAACGGAAATATCCATTCAGGGAAGATTATACGTTGATTTTAATGGTACAGTTCTTTTTATTGCGTAATTTCTCCTGTTGAGACATTTTTCTATCTCTCAACTTATTTACAAAGTCCAATAGTGCTTTTGAGGGATTTTCTATAACAAATACCTCTTGTGTGTAAGATGAGGGTTTCATATTCAATTCTCCTTTGTTTTTTATAAAATAACAGTACTACTGCTATCTTTGTTCGTAACGTATCAAAGATACATTACTTTAATGTCGCAAATATAAATAATACAAATCAAGATTGATTGATTGATTGAACAATTAACTATATCTGTTATTGGTTTTTAACGGTTTTAACTTTTTAGAAACAAAAACCGCCCTTCGCAAGAGGGGCGGGAATGAGTTACAATGTTGACTCCGAGAAATCCAGTTCGTACACGATCATCTCATTATACACAAAGAAGTATCCTTCATAACATCCCCAAGTTCAGATAACGCAAATGATAAGGTTTTAAGTTCTTCTTGGGTAAAATCAGCAGGCTTGCCATTTATCAGATTCCCGTTTATCCGCTGATATAACCATTGGCGAGACTTACCAAAATAATGTTCTGCTATATAAGACATTGAAGCAAAATCCAAAACTTTATCTAGTTTTTCTTTTCTTTTTGCAATTTTAGCCAGTTTTTTTGCTTCATCTATAGCCTGTTCTGCACCTTTTTTAAACTCATTCAAGAACTCCTTTTTATCGGAAGGTGACAAAGAGTTTACATACGCATTAAAACGCTTCTTGTGCTCCAATTTTGCTTGTTCGGTCTTAGCCTTTGCAAAATCATCTTTCCACTTTTTAAGTTCTTCCTTTGCATTCATACGCATTATTTTTTATAAATTAAAGAGAAAATGGTAGCCCCTTATGGGGGACTACCTTTTTCTTTCAGCTTGTTTTTGGCATCAATCAAATCGTCTAGCGCATCATTGATTCCTTCTTCAAGCTCCTCCTCTGAAATCCAATCAGTTTCCCTTATTGCATTCCAATGGAGGGAAAAGAAGCTTAGGTCTTGCTCCGCAGCTTCAATCCGAGCCTTTAGCTCTTCTTCATCAGTCATATAAAGATCGCGATTCTTATGACACCACAAAGATAATAACCATTTGGTAATTAAACAAGCTTTTAGGAAGATATTTCAATGCAATATGAGATATTTAACTTTTGGAAAATAAAAAGCCCCGAACCTTAATTGGAACGGGGCTATGAGAATGTTATTTTTCTTTTTCCATATCAATATTATATATAACCGGATCGTATTTATTCATTTTCCCAGTTCCTAAATCAATTAGAAATCCCGGCCAAAAAAGAATATTCCATAAACTTTTAGCATTAAAATTAGATTCAATTACCAAAGGAGTATTAGCATACCCTTCTTTCTTAGCAATAACTGTTTTATCTGCCATTTTCTTTTTAACTTTTACAGTTACAGAATTTCCTTCTTTTATTTCCCCTAGTTTGACATTATTTGTACCATCATACAATTTAATACCGTTTTCTCCCGTGAAAGTAATGCCTTGATTAGACTTGGAGCAGATTGTCATACATGACGTAAATAGCACTGTACAACATAACAAAAACAAGATTTTTTTCATGATTGTGTATTTTAGTGTTTTACAATTATTTGGCAAATATATACTTAAAAAAGCAATATCAACAAATAAATATTACACAATTCTCTATTAAGGTCTATTTTTCTTTGGTTTGGGGTATTTTTCTAGTATCAAATAAAAACCCCGCCATTTAGCGAAGTAAATAACTATTTAAAGAAATCGTTAGCTTTGTCAAATGTATCAAACATGGTAAAGTCTATATATTCTTTAGAATTGCTAAACCTATTCTCGTATTCTAAGGACAGCTTTAGATAATCTTGATTATAAAATTTTATCTTATGTTGATCTTGGGCGTATTCATACGCTTCTTTGTATATTTTATACACATCTGAAACGAACTCCCTTTTTACCATTTCTTTTGCCTTCTCTTTATTCCCTATGGCAAATTCGATTTTCGCTGGAGATACCCCAGCTATTGACATAGGAAAAGATGATTTTATCTTCTTCACATCATTAGTCATTCCCCATAACTTGAAAAATAGAATAATTTGCAATACACCGAACACGATGATTACAATAGATACAAATAGTGCAATTCCTTCCATAACTTTGTGTGTTTTAGTTATACAATGCAACAAAATAACATACAAATGCACACAAATGCAAATATTTCCTTACTTTTCTTTTATTTCAGCTACAATTTTCTCTAATTCGGATATTGTGGTGGCTTTATAGAAGTTTCCTTTGTGATTAATTAGGGCGGTAAGTTCTTCCTCTTTTATTTGATGTGTACTCAAATTTGAAACTTCATCACGGAAGAAATCAACTATATCACAATCTATAGCATCTGCTATTTCTTTCAGCTTTTTATAGGTTGGATTTCCTTGTAAAGTTAGAGTAAGAGTAACCCTGTTAACCCCCATCTTTTTTGCTACATCTTGTATTGTGTAGCCTTTTTCTTTAATAATGCTTTTTATATCCATATTAAAAGTATATTATAATAAACGCCACAAATATAAAACAAGAAAATCAATAATACAACAAAAGTAGCTATTTACTGCATCAAAATATTTAATTGTTAATAAGTATGTAATCATATACCATAACATATTTGTATATGCAAAAGTTTACTAAACGGCTACATTTTACAACTACAAAGTTTGTTTATGTTACCATAACCCCCTACATTTGTAACATCAAAAAGGAAATAAAGTAATAACAACTAAAAAATAAAGATTATGGCAACAAAGAAAATGCTTGAAAACAATTTATCAAAAATAGCAGGTATAAACGTTGAAATAACATTTGCTCGCACAAACATGATAACAATAGTGTGGGACAATAAAGATGATAAAGTATTCAACCGTTTACAAACATACTTTAAAGGTAAGTTATTCGGTTATGAATACGATGAAGAGTGTGATATGTCAGTTTGTTGTTTGAATATATAAGTTTAACCAGCAGGGCGAAAGCCCTGCATAACCGTTAAAATATACGATTATGATAGAAATGACAATCATCGTTTTAAGCCTGCTTGCCGGATATAAGATGTTCGGTGACGACAACGACAGGTTTTTCATGTGCTAAGCAAGAGCGACACGATAGTATCAACACATTAAATAGAAACATTATGGAAACAAAAAGTTTGGAATTATGGTCTACCGATAGGATTGATTTGGTAGAAGCGAAAAACGGGCAAGCTGTGACCTCTTCTTTGGTGGTTGCGGATTACTTTAGGAAGGCGCACAAAGATGTACTGAAAGCTATTAAATTGCTGGATTGTAGTTCCGTTTTTCAAGAGCGCAATTTTGCGCCCTCGTTCTATATCAGCGACTTAGCTAATGGAGGACATAAAAACAATCCTATGTACTACATGACCCGTGACGGCTTCACCTTCCTCGCCATGGGTTTCACCGGAAAGGTAGCCGCCCAGTTTAAAGAAGCCTACATCAACGCCTTCAACGAAATGGAAGAAAAACTACGATCCGAGCGTTGCACCAAGTACGCAGAACGCATCGTCAGAAAACAGGTGAAGGAGTTCAACCAATCATTGCAACAAACGCTCGCTAGCGGTCGCAATAAACACGGAAGTATCTACGGTGGGATGATACCCTATGGAAAGGAAGAAGTTGCGTACAACCCAAAAGAAAGCATGGAATCGAATTTAAAGCGGATATTCGGTCAAGTACATGAGATGTGTAAAGATGGCTTTCTTATGACTTCGTTAGCTGTCGAGACGAACAAGATGCTACAAGAGCTTATTAACAAGAAATAGATTTTGTCAGGGGCTTCGGTCCGGCACATTAGTTGACGCCAATCAGCGGGAAAGGGTAGCTTCAGTGCTGCCCTTTCTTTATTCCCGAATAACTCCATAATGGAAGGCTTAATTATTATGCACTCTGTTTCAATTGCAATAGAATCAACAGATCCGTAAATTTTTCCTCATAGTAAAGCGGCTGGGTGCTTTTAGGATTATTCGGATTAACTTGATTCTCTCCAAAGTTTAATCCTTCGCCTGTAATGGACTTGAATTTCTTTCGACCGCCCTTGCTAGATGTACGTGTGAGCTCTACCATCAATCCTTTTTCTATCATCTTCTGATTGAATACTTGAGCACTCACAGGGCAGTCGTTTTCTTTTAGAAGTTCTCCAGCTGATTTCAATATCCCCTTAGATGGCGTATAGCCCGGTGTAGGTAATCCCAACGGTTCAGCGATAGTTTTTGCCAAGGCAAGTTTGCTGCTTTCATTCAAGTTAAGAAATCCTGTAAGCCAGTCCGCCACTGCTATTTTGTCTTTAATAGTCGGTTCTTTCAATTGTTTTGCATATTCGGCTGTTTTATGAAAGACTTTGCGGTAGACTTCAAATACTGGACGGACTTTCTTTACGATAAAGTATTCAAGACAGGAAACGGTAAGATAGTAGTCATCCACATATTTAGCCCCTGACACCTGCTCCGCTTTTCGGCGGATCAGCTTATAATCTTCATTTTCAATAAAATCTCGAACAAGCGCCTTAACTGCACCATCTTTTCGTTCATAAATTAGCATCCAAACTTCATCCAAATTAACCGGATATTTCTCACTCGTTTTTGATAGCTTTAAAATAGCATTGAAATACTCTTTGATTTCTTCACTTGTACTTGATTTTGTCAATTGATCCATAATCATTATATTTGCATTATTAAAAATTAATACTATCCCCATCAGCGGCTCGGACACTTCCGCTTTTGGGGATTTTAATTTGTCCGATTTTGTAGCAAGCGAGGATTCGAACCTCCCACGCCTTACCGACTTGCTGAACCTGCCACGCCTGGCATATAAAAAAGCGCCAAAGGCAAGTTCCTCACTTCTCACCGATGGCGTTATATCTTTCAGCCGTGAGGATAGCCGTATTATTTTCTATGCACAAATTTATTTCATATCCAATTATAAGCCTAAAATTTTCACTTCTGGAAAACCACAATAAGCGAATTGTGGTTTATTTGTCTTTTGGGACTAAAACCGACTTATGCACTAGTAAACTTATAGCAACTCACTATTTTGTTCTATTTTTCCTATACTTTTTGTATAATCCCCGTAATTTTTCTGACTAATCACTCTCATTACTGTTCTTTTTGACTGATTTAGAAGATATAGAAGCCTCCCTCTTTTCTTCCTCCTCAATCTCTTTCAGGACTTCATCCACCCTTTCGGCATTACCAGCAAACAAAATTCCTTCTCTCCGGGACCATACTTTACCATTTATTGCACTAACTGCCGTTGCTACTCGTTCATCAATATCATCAATCATATACGGAACCAAATCCACATCAATATCAATAGTCTGGGACGCCTTGTCAAATTCGGATGGGTTAATATCCGCCAAAGCTGATACCAAAAAGTTTACCCTCCGTTGAAAGAACTCTCCAATTACTTCCGCATGATTAGATACCGCCATGTGCGCACCCATAAAAATATACCTGAACGCTTTCCCTGAAATGGCATTTCCAAGACCTTTCAACTCTTGCGGTGATATACGTGGAGTATTCGTCAGATCGTACGCCCTGTTAGTAAGCCCTTCAAGTTCCAATTTAACCGTATCAGGAACCTGATTCCAGGTCAGATATTGAGCGTTCGCCTTATCTCCGGTCAATTGTATGATCCTGTTTCGTTTCTTTCCTGTAAAGCCTGACACATCCCCAAAGAGCATTAAATACGGGAAGAAGTGGTAGTCTATACAATCGGCATAACTTGATAATATCTTCTCAATGCGTACCCGTATGGTCTTTATCTTATGGCAATAAGTCTCCGGACGATAACCATATAAAACAGGTAGCTTTTTGAACCCGTGCCTGAAAGACTTCTCTTCTACCGCTTCCCACCCATTCGTATTTTCCCACTGGTAAACATGGGTGGCAGTAACAGTTTGAAAGCATACTATTTCTACATCGTCCAGATCTTTCTTTTTATATTCACGTGAGAAAGCAACCAAATCTCCGGCATCATCAAAGAAAGGGTAAAGTTTATCTCCCCTGAACGGAGACCATATTACGCTGCGGAGCTTATTTTGCGGTCTTACACTTCCTCCGAAAGCCCTCTGTATTTTATTCCAGAATTTAGTCCAGAACGAATCATCTTTGACTGCATACCAGTATTCGGCACATTCCTGTTCAGAAAGCCAAGAACGAACTATACGTTTATTCTGGTATTTTATTTTATTCTTCTTCAATACTTGTTGAATAGCATAAAATAACCCATTTTCATCCTCATTTGACGGAGCGCAATCCATCTTAGGCTCAACCCCTACTGTAAACGCTGTTTGAATATTGGTTATATCTTGCTCCAACGGAATAGATATACGGTTACACGGTTCTGTACGTTTTTTAGCTGGGATAGTAGTGCTTTTACCGGTACTATCATTCCATTCTTCCCTTTCCTTCTCTTCAACAACTTCGATGTCCGGGTATTTTTCTTTATCCACAATGATTTCATGCAAATCAGCGTTCCAATCCTTCCAGTTTTCACCGGTATTGGGTTCCTCCGTTTTACGTCCTTTCTTCAAATATTCGATCTTCTGATCTACATCTTCTAATGATAAAATCTCTTCTAATGTCATATTGATATATTTTTAACGTCCAAAAATCCCCGAATAATCCTTGGGTTTCTGAATTTTACCAAGAAGCTCACCCAATACATAATAACGAGCTGCATCGATGGCATGGTTATCATGATCTTCCGGTTCATTTATATAGTTCCCATCCTTATCTTTAGCCCACACATATTTCCGTAGTTCTTTTTGAAGATTGTATGAACGTTTAGTTACAAAAATCTCCATGGTCTTCATTTTGTCTATACCTGCGTTAATAGAACCCGAACCCTTTTCGACAGGATATATTTTTATCCCTCCATTGTGTATCTCTTGAATCAACCGTGGATCAGCACTATCGGCTATAACCTTCAATCCCCATGGACGAAGCGTTTTAATGATATCAGAGGAAAGAAGCCCAGTCCGGTAATCTACTTCATCCAAGTACAAAGCATTATCAATAATTCCGCAGCGAATAGAGGCGGACGGGTCATGAGTATACCCGAAATCTTGCCCAAAAGCAACCTTTTTGCACCAAATCGGGAACTCATCAACAATTCCCCACTTCTTGAACACAGCACCTTCCGCCACGTCAGCCCACCGGCCGATAACCACGTGAGCATATTTATCCGGATCATTAACCTTCATATCTTGTACTTCTTTTAAAAATTCTGACGAAAGATTATCCAGGTTATCTAGGTAGGTAGTATGAATGTGAAGCACATTCGGATGAGTGGATATTTGAACTTGTACACCGTCAATATCTATAAGTTTATGAGTTTTTTCAATAAATCGTTTATAAACCCAATGATTAGAATCGCACGGATTCATTATGATAATAATGCGATTCTGAATACCTTTTTGTCGAATGGAAAGCATTATCTTTTCAAAATCCTCTTCACTAGTCCATTCTTCCGCTTCATCGCAGACAAAAGTTGTAAGCCCTTGAATTGACTTTAGTTTAGCGGTCTGAACACCGGATGAAGTTTTTATTCCTCGGAACATAATAACACTATCAGAATAAGTATTGATTATGTCAGTTTTAGTAACATCAAAGCAATCACTTGCAAAATCCAATTCTATTTTATCCTGAAATTCGGGTATAATAGACATAGACGCCGAAGACATTGTATATCTTGAAAATAGAATTTTATGACCTCTTTCAAAAGAAAGTCTTTCCAAAAAAACAGATACATTGAAGCTTTTTCCACTACCTCTTCCACCTGTTACAATTGTAATAAACTTATCTTCATTCTCGTATAATTTTGCATAAGGCGCTTGCGATATTATGCTAAACAATCTCATGTCTTCACCCCTCCATTTTTCAAGAATTCAATAACAGGAATACTTCCTTTCAATTTGATTGTACTATCTTGCTTCTCGGAAAGTCCTAATTTACGAGCTATAATATTGGGATTAAATGCCCCCACAATAGCTCCTTCAAGCTGTTGAGTTTCTATTATATTCTCTATACGTGATATGACTTCGGAAAATACTTCATATTTTTGGCTTGTCTTAAACTCACTCCAATATCCATTATTTGCTCCTATATAAGACAAAAAGCCAGATAATGTATATGGTCTTTGAGTTGGGCTATCTTCTTTTTCCTTCATCTTTCCTTTGGTCTTATTTTTTATGACACGCCAAGGATTGTCATCACACCATTGAAAATATTCACAAGCAGCTTCCCACATTAAATCAGGCGTAGAAAACAGTGTATCACGACCATGTTTGCTATGTAACTTCCAAAATTGATTTCCTTTAGGTGCTGCCATTTCTATTTATTTAAAACTAAACCTTCATCTCTTAGATGAGAAATAATTCCAGTGTAAATATACTCTATATCCTTCCGAAAGTCCTTATAATTATTGTAGAGAACAACCACAGTTTCGATATTGTGGGAAATAAATGTTTTATCGCTGATATTTACCGACTCGGCAATCTTATCCCGAAGTCCTTTGGGCATTCTCCCACCGGCCAAGACACTGGGAGCATAAAGGAAAAGAATAATAAATATAAACTTCTTTCTGATATGAACGCTATCCTTATTTCCCGGACAATCCCTAAAGTCCTGTATTTCACAAAACCATTTATATATGGATGGAATATAATCCAGATCTGACATAATAGGAGCAGATAATTCAGACTCTCTTTCTGACAATCTGGATTTCTGCTCTCTGATAGATTTTAACTCTGATATTTCTGAAAACATAGTACGATTATTTAAAAGTAAATAGTATATTTGTACTATGAATTATGGAAGGGCGTCTATCTGGTGGTTCGGGTGACGCTCTTTTACTTTACACTCTTCCCCCACATTTCCGCATTATACAGGGCATAAGCATATAATTCTATCTCTTCGCTGGTTTCCAGGAATTCCACTTTCATGGCTTCCTTCATACATTCCGCCAGTAGGTTGCTGTTTATTTCTTGCTTCATAATCATTTTAAAGGATCAATTATTTATTCTCCGTCTTCTATTTTTCTTTTAAGATTACTGTATTCATCCTCAATGCACTTGCTTATCTTGGCTGCATCTTCGTAACGTTCAGACTCTATCAGTATTCTTTTTATCTCTTCAAGCTGATTGATGTATACGATGTCATTGCGATCCGTTACGTGCTGAATATAACTTTTGATGCCATTCAGCTTGTCCTCCATGCGTCTGTGCCATTTGCTTATCAAAATTACAACAATGGCAATGGTTGTGGCATTCAGGATGAATAATGCGATTTTAAGTATTAATTCTGCTACTTCGCTTATTGGCATGGCTATTCCTCCTTCTCTAATTGCTTCACAATCTTAAAATAATCCTCGTTACTTAAAACCTTTTCCGCAGCATCGAGTACGGTATTATATCCGTTACAGTAAGCCAAATCAGCAATTTCACTTATTATAAGTTTATTGATGTCATTTTCTTGCAATTTCAATAGTCTTTCTCGGCAAATGGATTTGTTTCTTCCTCTGTTCATGGCTATTCCTCCCTTAGTCAACTAAAACAAATTCATAACAAAATACGTATGGATTACTTTCCCATGTACCTTTGCTGGAAACTTTATCTATCAAGAACGCAAAAGCTTGTTGAGCTACATCTGTTGACAAGTATCCTCTTTTTGTATGAGGGGTATGATATATCTTTATTCCATCATTATTAGTGTACGCATGAATAATCCCCTCTTTCAAGCAATCTTCATCGGATATATCTTGTAGGCGTTCAACCTTGATTCCGGTAATTTCAATGTGGTGGGGCATTAGGTCGGCTTTCACAAACATTTTATTAGTCCAACCGGGATGTAATTTCAGTTCAGGCAATATAGAATCCAAGTATTCTAAGTAAGCTGCATTTTTCCCTTTTCTATGAAATCGGTCAACATCCATATAACTTTGCGCAATGGTAACAACTTCACCAATCTCGTATCTTGGTTTAACAAGATGACATAATAAATCCAATTCATTATATACTGCATAAACATGTCCGTTAAACACATAATTAGGATTAACCACTTTCTTCTCCCAATTTTCAAGTGGACGAAAACAAATAATAGGGAATCTAACACATTCATCAATTTCTATAATTATTCTCGTCATAGTCTTTCGACCTTCCAATACAGCTTGGGTTAAGCCAAATTCATCATTGAACATTATTTTCTTCATGATTATTCCTCCTTATTTAAATCTGGGTTATCGTAGATGTTGCCAATAATTTCCATTCTTCCAGTATCGTAACCACCAAGAATATCCACCATACAATTTTGAGGTTCTTTCATTTCTGCTATGAAACAAGCCCTATCTTCCGAATACCAAACTTCAATTATAATATCAAAGCCTTCGATTATGTCTCCTTCATATATTTCCTTTCCGTTCTTGTCGAATAAACCCGTGAACTGACCTACGGTCTTTTCATCACACATAACTCCCGATAGTTGAAAGAAATGTGTATCACCTCTAAAATTGTAATCTCTTTCAACATAAAGTTCATTTCCTTGGTCTATGATGCAATAATCATCGGCTTGGATCAACCCGCCATAAGCCCATTTGTTATTGTCTATTCGTTTTGCACGGAATTTTATTGTACGATCCATTTTATTCCTCCTTATTTAAATTCTTCACAATGCAACTTATAAGCATAGGCAAACATCTTCAAAGTAATAGGTTCAAAGTGAAAGTCTGCCTGCTTGCCCTCTACCACAACAGAGACACACAAATCTCCATCACAAAAATCAATATATGCCACAGCATCATCATTTCCATTGATAGAAATGGTCTGTGTCTGTACGCTATCCATGATTCACCCCCTTCTCTTTAAAGTGTTCGATTAGCTCTTCTACGGTAGCCTTGTGACAATAAAGTGATTCTATCTGAGTTCCAACATGCCTTCCTCCGTTACGATCTGTAGATTGAAACCAAGTACCTTTAGGAATATAAACATATATTTCTACATCCATTATAAACCATTGATACTTGTCTGTATCATCCCTGAGTGAAGCGATAGACAAGAAAAGCTCCTCGTTATCTCCACAATCAATAGAACGAGATAGTTCTTCCAAATACCCTAAAGGTCTGTTTAAATAATATTCTCTATTTACAAATAGATAATTCCCTCTATCATCGTCTATACATTCAGGATTCAAATAATATCCCAACTTTTCCAACTTCTTCCGCAATTCCGGTGTATTTTTTCGTATAAAGCACGGTGTAGTAAATCCCATAATTTGCTAATTTAATCAATCCATATAACTTTAAGAATTAACACAAGAAAGGACAATCCGATTGCTCCTAATGTAAAAGCACCGAATGTTTTTACAACATTGTTTAGCTTTTGGCTATTCCTAGATTCTTTATCCCATTGTAATGCAATTGTTAGTCCTAATTGTACAAATATCATTGTTATTGCTATTGAAAATAGCACTTTTAATAAGTAATCCATAGTTAGTCTTCCTTCAATTTTTCCAAAAGTTCCTCAGCTAACATATTGCAATAAATGATATTATCTATCATTCTATTCACATCGCTTACATCTGCCTTAAATCTCTTTATCACGATCCAACCATACCACATTTTCATTTCCACATCAAATATGTGGCCAAACAAACCGTATATGGATATTCTATACTTTCTCATTGTCATTCTTTTTTAAGTTCTTTCAATACTTTCTTCGCTATCTCATAGTAAGGCAAATCCCAATCAGCACAGATATCATCCACTTCATCATCGTAATGATTGACATTAACGTATTCACTTAGATATTCGCGAAAAGATTCGCCGTCTAAACCTTCATCGCCACAATCATCGTACATTCTCAATTCACGGGCAACTTCCTTACACTCTTGATGTGTGATGAAGTCATCCACAACTCCGTCATAAACATTTGTTTGACGGACATACTTTTGTCCCAGCTTTATCTTGCAGGCGCAAAACTCACACACATGTTCTTTCTTAGCTGTTGGATAAGTTTCTTTTAGTATTGTTGGCATAGTTAATCCTCCCATTCTTCGTCTTCGTATTGCATACAATATCCTAATAAGTTCAACTCTGGATCGTCCAATAAACATTCTTCTTGGTGTACACAATTCATGCAACACCATTCGTCTGATAATATACTCATTGTTATTCGTTTAACTACTTTGTTACTATTGTTCTATCACCCCTTACTACTTTCATCTTAGGCTTCTTAAACTGTTTGTCGCACGATGTATAAGGAAGCCAATACGATCTATCTTCATATAAATATTGATCTATTGGAACAAGGTGAAACAATTCATTGTCAAAATCAACGCCAATCATCATACACTCTATATCAACATCAGGATGCCTTTGGTGATAGATAATGATTTCGCTATGCCGATAAGAGTAATGAATAAATTGATTGCGAGTCATGATTAAATCATTTTTTGTTTTTAATTGTTACCTTAGTTATTTCCATATTAATCTCCTTTCTCTTTAATCCGTTCTAGTACATCTCTGTTGGCTTCGAGTATTTCATCGAAAGACGGAATAGGCATCCAATAGATTACATCATCTCTATGATAACTCTCACTTGCAGCGCAGTCATACCAAAAGTGATATTCCATATCTTCGTTGTAATCTTCATCATAATGCGCTATTCTTATTGTTCCATCTACAAGCATTACTAATTTTTCGTTTGTATCTTCAGGCAACCGCTCTTTCGTGCTTATCCACGGGGATTGCTTTGCGTGCCATTCTGCACCACATTGAAAATCTTCCATACAATCAGATTTCCGACTAACATAGTTATCTGGATCAACCTCCTTTAAAACCTCTTTTCTAAACTTTGTTTTATTAGTAGCATAGTCGTATGCTGCTTCTTCTAATGTCTGTTTCATATTACTCTGTTTTACGATTTTCTCTTAATATTTCTTCCCGTGCATTTTTTCACGGAGTTCGTTATACTTCATTTTCTGATTGCAACATGAGTCATTCCACCAGTTAATTCATGGCCTGTTATTGCCGTTAGATGCCCTAAATGCGGATTAATTTAGCTTTTTGACGCTAACTTCCTTGACATTTAACCATTGTAGTACTCGCAATGGTTGCAATCTTTTGGACTGCCGTACAAGTTTAAAACAAGTACGGCTTTTTTCTATATTCTTCATTTCTATTTTTATTTTAATTACACAAATAGCGATTGCTGGATACGTGATAACACAAATTTATTCGCATCAGCAAAGAACTTTTTTTTAATCTCAAATCCGTATGCCCTGCGTCCCAACTGGGCAGCAGCTAATAAGGTAGAACCGCTTCCGGCACATGGATCAATAACGACATCACCTTTGTCGGTGAATATCTCTATCAGTCTACGAAGCAAAGGAACCGGCTTTTGCGTGCTATGAACCTTCGGAGTTTCATTGTCCAACACCCAATCAAAGCAATTGAAGATCATCCGACCATCGTTGTTAAACTTTGGAAGTTTATCGCGGTAAAGCAACAATCCATATTCACAATTGCCGACTATCTTCATATTGGCTTTCAAGACTTGCGCTGAAAAGTTCTTTCTGAATACAAGATTGATGTAATTATTCAGCCCATATCTTTTACCCAGTTCAATATACCGGAACTGGTCTTCAAACTCGCAAAATATTATCATGCAAGGCGCCTTGCCTTTTTCCTTGGGTTCCTTTACAAGCATCTGGGAGCAGAAGTGCATAAACTCGGCAGGGCGAAAATCTTTATCGGTATCAAAGAATTGTTTGCCGGCCTTATCACTTTCCCCGTTCTTGTTATCTCCGTCCACATACCATGAAGGGTTAGAAGCATAAGCACTATTGCCTAAATTATAAGGGACATCAGCTATAATTAACTGGGCTTTTGGGATTCCATAAGAACGGAAATTTTGGAAATGGTCATTATATAGTTCTATTTCTTTCATTTCTGTTCTGTTATGGTTTAACTTCTTTGTATATTACATCAGGGTGATTCTCACAATATTTTATAATCTTTTCGTTTCCTTCCTGCCAACAAATAGGCACAGAGGCTAAACTTCTTACATTTTTTGCTAAATCGCAATCGTTGCAATTTTCTTTCCCCTTAACTTTGATTCGTTCATATTTCTTGCCATCTATAATTATTTTACTCATTTCTATTCTTGTTATACGTTGTTATTAGTCAATCATTGACAGCATCATACAATTCTTGCAGCACATAAAAATCGGTTATCTCATCATCGCATATTTCCAATGCGGTGTTGGCTTTATAACTCAAACTTCCGAGGATAGTTTCTTCTGATAATTCAGTTTCGCCTAATATGCAACCGTTTAATTCCTCTACGAAATGTTCAATCATATCAATAGTAAACTGCTTGATAGCCCCTGTTTGATTGTATTTTTCGTCTATTGTTTCTACGATCTCTAATGCTTCTTTTACATTTTTCATAATGTTCCTTTCATTATTGTTTTACTCTATTTGACTTCTACTTTAAACGGAAGAGGATAACCGCCAATCAAACGATTGTAGACATCTTCCCAGCAGTACGGCATATTGGCATTATTTGCCAATTCCTTTGCTATCTCTTGTAATCTTTCTTTGCTCATTACTATTCTGTTTTAAATTAAACTCCTTGATAATCATTCAAGAACTTGCAAGGTTTAATCAGTTATCTAATTCTTCTATCGCTTTGAAAATTTCAAGAATCACCTGCGGAACTATGGCATTTCCATATCCTTTGACTGATTCCTGTTTCCATTTTGTGAAAGGAATGGTAAGGTTGTCCACATTAAAGGGAAGCCCATCATTTCCTCGACAAACAGGGGATTGAGTTGGGAATTTTTCCCAGTTTGAGCGGATATGTAATGATTCAGTTGGGATTTTCTGCTTGTACCGTCCTTTCTCTCCTTGCAGCATCCGTTGTGATGGCAACTCGCTGTTGGAGTTGGTAGCATCCCATTCATAGCCATTGCGGTCAGTGCTGTCCCCATTTGGCTGTTCGGATTGTATTTCTTGCTGTATTTGTCCGCTTCCCGGGCATTGGGAGTAGGTAACAACCCCATCTTTGCTGCTAAAGCAATTGTTGGACGTTCCTTTGCATTGGGTGAGCGGCTCTTGTTTATTCTTCCCGTTCCGGCATCTATCGAGGTCGGAGTGGGGAGCATCATTCCTGTGAGCAACAAACCACACCCTGTCTCTTCTGTGGGGCGCTCCAACGGCACAAGCCGGAATAAGCAACGGTTGGACGGAATATCCTTCTCGTTCAAGGTCTTTACAGATGGTTTCGACGACATACTCTTGTCGTAACAATACTCTTTTTCGGTTATCTTCTCCGAAAAGAGCGGTTTGGCTTCCCATTTCAGTCTCCTCGCCGGGCTGAACCATTGTGAGGATTCCAGCAACGTTTTCACCAATAACCCAAGTGGGTCGGATTTCGCGTATTGCTCGTAACATTTCTGGCCAGAGGTAACGGTTATCATCCGCTCCCTTTCTCTGACCTGCAAGGGAGAAAGGCTGGCAAGGAAATCCGCCTGTGAGGACATCGATTCTTCCTTTCCATTGACTAAAGTCTGTCTTTGTAATATCTTCATAATGTTCTGAATCAGGGAACCAATATTTTAGTATCTCGTTGCAAAAAGAGTTTATCTCACAGTGAAAGGCATTTTTCCAGCCCATCCATGACGCTGCAACGCTAGGGGCATCAAAGCCGCTAAATAAAGAACCGTGAGTTTTATTCATATCATTCGTTGTTTAATTAATCACACCCATTAAGTAGTCTGATATTGCGTAGACTACCAGATAAAATAAGATGTTAACTCCTAGGAGAAGGAGGATGTTTAGGATTATTCTCATTGTTTGATTACATTTTAGCAATATAAGAAATTCCAACACGAATAGAAGCTCTTTCAATAGCATCCTTATCTCCGCTTTCCACAAGCTTTTTCTCTTGTTCAAGGTATTCGACATAAGATATACTATTGTTATCACGTTCTTCAACTTCTTTTTGACGCTGTAAACGATATTGTTCACGTTCATGCCGATCAATTCCTTTTCTCCTTTCCGATATATATTCAAGCATAGCACTTGTTATCTTCATAGGATCAATAGCCCCGTAAAACCTCCCATATTTGCCGGATTTAAAACGAGCTATGAAAAAACATATTTCAGCGGCATTGATATAATAATACTCCGAAAGAAATATTGCAGCCAATTCCTCAAGTTGAGTCTTGGCTATCTTTGTAGATACCTCTGCAAAATCATTCAACGTTCCAAATTGAATTTTAAGCCACTCTAAAGGCGTTTCATCCCCATAAGTAGAAGCCAAAAGCCCCAAACTTGGTATTTCAAGATTTAAAGCTAAATCTGCGTGTGTAGCAATGCATCTGACAATTTTAAACTGCAAATCCGGGTTATAATCAAGAATGAATTGTGCCGGATCAGGGTATTTGTCCAATAATGCCCTCTGCTTCAAGCTCCTTTCTCTTTTTTGCGGCAGCTTCTCGGACGGTTGTAGCGACTGCAAGAACTGAATCACGTTTTCGCTGCTCGCTATCTTGTTGATTTTTACTAATCCTTGTTCCATTGTAGTTACCTTCTAAAATTTTAGTATAATTGGCTTGTTTGAATATCCAATCAAAGTCACACTTCCAGTTGCGATCATTTCCGCCAAGCAAGAAAGAACTTTGAAGAACAAGATTAAACACAGTCCTTACACTTTCCTTACTATATTGGGCTATGCGTGCCTTAACAGCTTTCTTACGTGTTTCAGTCATTGATTTTATAGCAGGAAGCTTATCTTTAAACAACTCATTGTACCAATTCATCAAGCCGTTATAATCAATATTTCCCGAAACAGAATGGAAAGAAAGCTCGCCTTTCTTTTCTTCTCCGTTAGGAGAAGTTTCTTTATTATCTTCCTTTTCCATTTCCATTTCCTCCGCGGTGTTCACGTCGTCATGACATAGTGTTGACGTGGTGTTCACGTCGTCATTTTTTAAAGCCCTACTAATCAATTCATTAACTAAAGATTTATCTTTACTGATGTATGATTTATCGTATCTCTTATCAATGATCTGATGGCTACGAAATGTGCGGATAATGTAATAGCTTTCTTCTTTGTGAATAATAGGTATTAGCATCCGGGCATCTACTAAGGCATCTATCCATTTTTTTATTTCAGATACTCGTAAATTTTCATCATAAGGAAAAATCTGTGATTTAAGAAGTGCAGCATTGCTTTTAATTACACCAAAATCATCTGCGAAATTCCAACACCCAATAAAGAAAAGTCGACATGGAATAGGTAATTTCCCTATTTTTTCATCTTCCCAAAATTCGGGTTTAACTGTTCGTATGCGGGCCATGCTTATTATATAAATGTTTATCCATAATTAAAAGTTATTTAGGGTTACCGACAAGTAACCCTGTTGATTTATGCGGCATCTTTCCCTAGAAACTTATTCACAAAATAGATTTGTCCTTTTCCCGTAACCTTCGTTGTAGTAGTAACTAACACCGTCCCATCTGGCTTGGTTATTGTTGTTTGTTTTATTTCAAACAATCCTAATTCCATAGATTTTTGTGTAGGTTGATTATAATATTGTCCCTTCTGACAGAGATAGCCATTATCACGCATCCATGAGAACAAGCGATTTTGACCGATATTCACACCGTTCTGCTGTAGTATCTTCGCTAATTCAGCGATCAAACAAGAACGTTGGGAAGTCGAGACCGCATCGGCAAAAAGAACTTTAGGAGCGTCCTGTTGAATTTTACTTTCTGCTTCGATAAGGCGCTGCTCTTTTCGTTTCAGTGTTTCTTGTGCTACAATCAACGCACGTGCCATAATTTCTTCGGGAGTATCATTTTGCTGGGTTGTAATATAGCCGCCATGTTTGCGGATAGATGGAAGAACTTCGCCACATACCCAATCTTGGAAAGGTTCGGCTTGTGGTTTGTCCGAACGCATGATTACTTTATATAGATTCTTTTCTGTTACAAAATTCATCTGCTGTGCTCTACCCATTGAATCTATGACCCCAAACCGAATGGGGGCATCCTTTATTCTTGATTGTACGGCGTCTACTCTTAACTCAAGCACTTTACACACATCCGCCAAGCAGAATAATGGTTCTTCATTCTCATTCATCGCAATTCTTACCTCTCCGAATTGCTCATTCTGAAAGATTTTAATTTTATTCATAATATATTGATTTAAATTTTAGACAATAGCGATACAGGCGGAAGTATCTCATTCCGCCATTTAGTTAGAATTTAAATATTTGATAACAGAAACTTTAAACAATCCTTGTGTGGATCGTCTGAATGATGACTAAAATGGTAATCCTGGAATTGCTGGAATAATCCTTGCGAGAGTATGAAAGCATAAGCTTCATTCTTGCAATTCTTTTCGATTAGGAACTTTTCATAAGATACAGTTTTCGCACTGCTGGGCGCAAAGTTGGGGTTACTATTATTCGCCTTAACTCTGATTTCGTTGGTTCTTGGCATTGAACGAAATTTGAGTTGTTAAAAACAAGAAAGGCTATCGCCTCCCGTTCCGCCAAGAACCGACACCGTTAGAGATAACGAGCATCCAATGGGATTTGATAGCCTTATATCTATGCAATATTACGCTTACAAACGAACATAAAAATATGCACGTTAATCTCTTTCAGAAGTCTTGTTCTTGGCGTGAACACCGCAAAGATACGCCCAAATTTCAAAATACCAAATGAAAATCTTATTTTTCTGCTAAGTAACCATTCACAACCTCTATAAACTCCCCTAAAGACCGAACGACAACATATTTATATCCGTCTGCTGTTATCTTGGTTTCCCATTCCTTTTGAGAATGACTTTGAGAGCCTTTTGGGGTTTTGGTTTCTATAAGCAGCGCACCATAGAAGCGGTTACTTTTCAACAGAATCAAGTCAGCCACTCCGGCAAGCACACCCTCATCTTTCAACTTGGCACCTGTAGCAGCGTCTCTCCTCCCACCATTTGGGACTGCAAATAAATTGTGCCGCATAGAAGGGTATTGCATCCTGAACCATTTAACCATCGCTACCTGGATTTTATGCTCTTCATCCTTTGGCTTCTTGCGGATATTCTTACCGCAGTACTGGGCTTTCATTTCTTCGAATGTCATATCAACCTTTCTCCTTACTCCTTTGGAGTTTCTTTCTAGTTTTACGAATAATATCTTCATCTCTCAAATTGTACCCTTTAATGAGGATTTCTGACGTTTTCAAGCACCGGACTATCGTCTGGTATTCTTGTTTGGTGATTGTTATTTTCATGTGGACGTGGAAGGAATCGAACCTTCGTGCCTATTTCATTCCCTTATTGAAATCATCTCGGGATTCACATTCCGTATAACCAACTTCGGTCTCACGCCCATGTTCGCCCGCCAATCTTCACAGACTGGCAGGCTGGGGTAAAAAGGTTAACAAAGCTATCTTAACAGCTCACTCTTGCGGATTATAGCTCTACGGTTACAATAGTATCTTCCGTATTGTGAGACAATGTACTTTGTTTGATGCCTATCTGATCTTCGGACAAATGCCGGAATATGCCCGTTACCGAACTGAAGTAATAGTTCCTCTTTTCGAAGATCAGGTAGACATGGATTACTTTTAGTTTTTCGCATTTCGCATAACTTTTATTTCAAAACTTCCAAATAGCTGTTATTTGGAATAACACTTCCTAATATCCCGTTTTATTTAATCTCATAGCTTCCTTCTCGTAACTCAACAAAGTGCGTAAGGCGTCTAATTGATGCGTACAAGCAGCATTAAGCCGGTCAAGCCTGTCCACCAAATACGATTCATCCTCCGCTATGCTGTCAAGCAAGGCATTTTGCACCTTTGCCGACAAACACTGCTCTTTTGCTATTGCGATGATAGTATTACTTATCTCTGTGGATTTCTTCTTTCTGAGTAGCTTCTTTGCATCCGCAAGCATTTCACCGGATCGGTTCAGGTATACCATTATGACTGATATCCTTTCCTGTATCTCTACCGGATTATTTGAACAGGTAATGTTCAGGTAATCGTTTATTTCGCTAATTTCTTTTTCCATAAGCTACCTACCATTTTTTCAATTATTTCATTAGCCTTCAGAATTCGCTTCTCAAATTCAGCGATAACAGATTCATCCCTTGTTATCTCTACTATATGAATATTATGCTTCAAGAATGGACAGAAAACAACAAAATCAGCCTTTTCTAAACCCGTACAAGCCATTTCCGCTTGAACCTGGTAGAAGTACTTAGAGTTTACTGATTTAAGTGTGTCGTTATCCTTAACCTCCGCCATGTATTCCATGAACGTCTTAGGCAATGGACATTTAATCTCAACCACTTTCCTTGTACTACAAATGGTTGATATGCGGTCTGGTGAAGCAGAAAAATAAGGTATTGTAGGGTGAGTAATGCTTTCGCATTCTTCCAGTTCGCATCTAGTAGCAAGTTGATACCGTTCCGCAGCAAAATCTTCATTGTCGTGTCCCCAATCAATAAATTTATTGCCGACACTTACCTGTTCCTGGTATATTTCAAACAGAAAATCATCCTTGATATATTTAGGAAGGAGATTTCTTTCCGCTGCAACTTCATAGATATAGGAGAGGGCTGTCTTTCCAAACATCTCCCCTTTTTTCTTTCCGCTTGTCATAAGGTCACCTATCCGGCTTCCCGTGAAATTTCCCAATCGGGCAACTAGCCAATCCTTTGACCCCTGCTCTATCATTGTTCAGTTTGATTAAAAATTTCACCAGTAGTTTCGTCTACGGATGTAGATATAGCCTTTTTCATCGCATCTTTCTTTGCTTCTTTGCTTTCACGTATCGGTTTCATTAATTCATCAACTGTAGTATCTCCGTCTTTCAGAGCCTGGATCGTTCCCATTAGCATTGAAATTTCATCAGCACCGATTTGATTTGCCGTTTGCTTTCCGCACATCTTTACAACTTCTTCTTCGGTTATGCCATAGTTGTTTTTGAAATTATTCAGCACCCCTGTTCTTACTTTCAAAAGTTTGTCAGAGTCGGACAAATCACCGGTTATAAATTTTTGTGCTGCGTAGTACACTCTATCTGTTATAGCTTTAGGAATAACGGCAAATACGGCATTACGATAAGCAATTGAGTTTGCAGCGTTACCCGTAACTGTAATCATGTCGTCAGAAAATCGCTGTCCGTTTTTACCAATGATACTACGTCTAACTTCAAATGCAGAAGCAACATTAGTTTCTAGATCCCAGCATGTCCCACGGCTGATGACTTGCTTGTCTGTTATTTGCACAACTTTTGCTTCTGTACGCATATTACCCCAATTAGAGACAATTATTTTAGCTAGATGAACGGACGGACCGGTGATAGGTTTTCCGCCACGGGGAAGGGCGTAACTACATGATTGGGCTGTTTCTTGATTCATAGTAGCCATTACAACAGAGTTGTCTATACTACGTCTTATATCTCGTGGATAACGTTTGGCTGTTGCTACCTGCGAATCTACGTTTGCTCTTTCTACTGCATCAACTTGTACAATTTGTACATCTTGCGCTTCAACGGGAAGCACTTCATAGTTTTCTAAATTCATATCTTATATTATTTAAAGTGGTTTAAATTGCTCCCGGAGTGCCGATCAAAGCAAACCGGGATTAAGTTAAGATAGTTTGCGGATAATCTCACCGCCATACGAGTTTTTAGTCAGTTCTATAAACTCATATACAGTAAACCTATCATTGTCTACATCTATACCTTTGTCCTTACAAAAAGCTTCTCTTCCAGCCTTGCAACTCCCAGTGAGTACATGATGCCATATAAACAAGTCTTTAGCAGAATACTTTTTAGAAAAGTCAGAGAAATGTTCTTTAAACTTAAGGATCCTTTCCTCTTCTGTACTATCATCATAAAGCTTTTCTCGCAAAGATTCAAATGCCTCATGTAGAGTATTACCATGAGAAAATTGATTGTTCTCTTTTGCTATAAAACAGGGAGTAAGAGATAAATCAGATTGAAGGATAAAACCTTTTGCGATATTACCCTTTACATTTGTGATAATAGTAGGTATATTATCTACTACATAAATAGAATTCCCATTTATGGATTTTATGCCATCGCCAGAGCCACAGCCATCGCCAATACTTAGAAACTGCTTTATTCTATCTTCCATTACCTTGCCCATACCGGTACACTTTCAATAGATTTTACAGCTTCATCCGAACACGGGATAATTTCAATCACATCCAGGATCTCTATCTCTGGAACCGTAACTGTGAATTTGCATTCATGTGGGTTAGTTGTACCATTAACAGCTAATTGAGATATACTAGCAGCACCATCCCAATACCACAATCTACGACAATTTGCGAGCTTAACCTCTCTACCATTTCTTTCTACTAACTCTCCGAAAAATACACCGGAACGATCTCCTCTTACAATTACTTTTTTCATAACTATATATATTATTAAAGTGGTTAATCGAAAATAAAGCGTCTATTTTCACAAAACGACGGTTATTTGAAATTCTTTAAAATCTCTAAAGCCTTTTTCTTATGAATCATAATTTTACGGCCTTCCTGAATAATAGCTTTATCTATTTTACCGCTCAATTTGAGATTTTTAGCAGCACAAATAGAACAGTTCAATAAAGAAGCAAGTCCTTTATATCCATATACATACTCTTCCTCCTCAACTATCTGAGGTTTTGGTACTAAGCTTTCAAATAAATTTTTAAATTCTCCAACTGTTAGTTTAAAGAGGGGGGTATCATCTAATATTCTTTCAACTCCAATCATTTCTATATCCTCCTATCTTTTGATTGAACTTCTTTATAACTTCTCTCTAGTAACATTACTATAGTGAGAACTACCATTATAGCGGCTGATATAGTTTCTTTGATGGTTATTTCCAATTGCGTTGCTAAATGCATAGACATCCCCAGAGCAATAACCGCAATCACATTTTGTATTTTATGAATTGTTTTCATAGAATCTATTTTTATAGTTAATATTAGACAGCAAATAGTTATTATACTCTTCTTGCTCTTACAGAAGTTTCCACCGTTGTTCTCCTACTTCTTCTCATGTCGCCTTGCTCATGAAAAAGAGAAAAGGAAAATATACCAATAAATATCCAAGCCGTAGATGCACGTACAACAGGGGAAAAATCAAAAGTAAATTCAATTCCTGAAATCCTTTCATAGAACCTACGACATAACTGCCTTCCATTTTTGACATTAAGAACCTGAAAAGCTTTTTGTAACTGGTTATTGATAGTACTAGATGCCCGACATTTTATTTCAGCAATTTCTTCTTTTTCTAATCCTGAAATATACATCTGGGTGGTCAGTTCACATTCAGGAGTAAGTTCAGTCAATACTCTTTGCATGGTTATCAAATATTACTTTAGTCTAATAATAGAAGTATATCCGGGATTTGCGGTTTCTGAAACCCGAAACATCAAATCTATATTTGACTTTAATTTTTTAGTTAATCGAGCATCACGATTTCTACGTGCAGCTTCTGATTTTATTCCTGTATGTCGGGATTTATCATAGGGAACTTTATAGATATCCCCTACTTTCATTTTATCAAACAGTTTTCTCGTCTGATAGCTTTCGTCAACTACAATTTCTTTTTCCATAAGATTAATTATTTGATTATTATTGTGGACGGAACCGGAGTCGAACCGGTCTCACGGAATATTGGTGCACCTCACCGCAGTTTCAGCCACGATATACACATCCGCCCGATTAATTAAAAAAAGTGCACTATCTTCACAGACCGTACACTATACAACATACAAACATAAAATAAAACACTACAGAAAAGTGCCCTACCCGATTCTCACTACCGGATGCCAGTTTCAAACTGTCAGTAGGGCTATATTACAATCAGCGTACGGACGCCTATTCCCGTTTTCTTACTGATAAAGACGATGTTTTTCAGGCTGATTTTTTCGATATATTACTTACTCACGTTGCTTCCTTCCGCTCATATCATCGCTGGTTGGCTATTACGCTATACTCCGCATCGGCTATAATGCTTATCTGCGCAGGCTACTTTAACGTGCCCTGAACACGGATTCATTTTTGAGGGTTAATCCTCCCATCCCGAATTAGGATTCATCGGTTTACCTTTGTGCCCGTAGCAAATATTCTCTACGTTGATACGGGCTTTTATTCCCCGCCCGACTGGTTTCCCTTACTCACAGCGCTGATTGTCGTAGGTGCTTTATGTCGGATTATCAGACTACCTTTTTACGGGTTATATTTTATCTCCAAGAACTATCACGATTTATATAATCAGCATGATTTCCGGTAAAGAACGCTTTCAATACATTACCTTCTTTTTTAGGAAACTCCGGCTTATATGACTTCTTTTCCTCTTCAATCTCTCTATATTCTCTCTGTTGTCTCTTTGCCAAGAACCAAGCCTGTTTCAATGCTTCACTCAAAGAGATACGACGATACGCCTTCAAGATGTGAGCGTGTTTCATTATCTCACTGTTATTGAATTTACCGTTTTCTGTTAAGAATGTAAATGCGTTCATAATCGTATCTTTTTAATTTTAATATAAATGTACTATTGCGAATCATTTCAAAGTTGCGTATCTTTGCGATGTTTCGATGATGCAAATATACAGATTTATTTTCAGCAATCAAGGATTTTACTGAATTTATTTCAGCATAAAACATTATTTAACTATTAGAGCGGATTATACATTATTATATGAGTATGGATGATTTATCGAACATAATAGCGGGGATAAGCGCAGGTGTGGCATTCATCTCTGCCATATTCACTGGATTCATGTTCTACCGGTATGATAAAAGACTAAAGGAACAGGAACAGAAGATAAACGATTTCCAGCTCAAAGAATACGCACGAAAAGAAATCGAAAGTAAAAAGGCTTCATTGAGAGCGGAAGTGTTTTGTATCAATGGTGAATGGAAGATAATGATTCAAAATGAAGGGGTTGCTCCCGCAAGAAATGTTAGACTTTTGTCACCGGGTTTGACACCGGAAGAAGGAAGGATAAAAATCATGAATGAATCCATACTACCTTATCCTATATTGAATAGGAATGATAGGTTTTACCTTGATTTATGTCTAATGGAATTTCATGACATTAAGCCTGTTATTCAACTATTTTGGGATGACGACTGCGATGTTGACCGGAACATAATACAGGCTTTATGCCTTTGTTGAATCTGCATAAACAGCAAGTAGTACGAATGAATATAATATAGCAAAAGTAATGAGTATATAAATGGCGTTAACAATCTTTCTATTAATATGCTTGTCAACAAAAATAAAGTAAGATTTAACGAGCAAAAGAATAAGAAGAAAAATCAACAAGGCAATAGCCATAGATATTAGCGCTAAAACATATATATTCATAGTAATAAAGCAAAGTGACCACTCCAAAGTTGCGGTTGGAAAGGTCTAATTAAACAAAATACCGCAATACATAATTTATTTGAAACAAAATATCCGCAATAGGTTGCAGCTACTACGGATACCATATATTAAACCTCTAACGAGGGAAGTTTAACCACTTTGTCTCTGTAACATCTGCAACTTGTTACGATGCAAAGATACAGAAATAAATTCAGTATGACAACAAAAGATAGATTAATAACATTTCTTGCATATATAAATATAAGTCAAGGAAAATTCGAAAAGGGGGTTGGTTTATCAACTGGTTTTGTTAATAATGTAGGAGACAGTATAAGAAAATCTACTCTTGATAAAATTTCCTCTGTATATCCTGAATTAAATACAGCATGGCTACTCACAGGCGTTGGAAATATGATAAATGAAAATAAAAACAACGTAGGAAGAGATAACTATGGTGTGCAAGGAAACGGTTCTCAAAATATTTCAGGCAACATGGTCAACGTAACTATGCCCGAATCCGGAACTCAAAAAATTATTAAGCCCACCGGTGAAGTTGAAATACAGCGACTAGACCCAAGCGACAAATCAAACTCGGGTGAGCTCGATAGGCTACAACAGCGTATTCAAGATTTGGAAAGAATCATATCTGAAAAAGACGCTACAATAAAGTCTAAGGATGATTTAATATGTGTTTTAAAAGATATGCTCAATAGGCAGTAAGTATTAGGTTTAGGTTATGTTTTATTTGTAAAATAATAGAACATGCAAAATACAAAAAAGTTGAATAAAACCAATATAGAAAGTAACAAATTATCATAATTTAAACGCAATAAGCAATAATAGAATACATTAATCAACAAAAATGCTATACATTAAAACTAGCTGACAGCATTTTATAGAAAAGCTATGAATATAAAAAGAAACTGCATATTTCTTTTAGACAAAGAGAAAGACAAACTGGATGCAAAAATTCGCTACAGGATAAAGTGGGACGGAAATACAGTTGCATTTAACGTCGGGCATCGTATAGACATAGACAAATGGATACCAGATGCACAGCGATGCAAGAATAATACAACTCATGGAGCTAAGAAAACGCATTCTTCTATTATTAATAGGGATATTCAAAAATACCAGGATATATGTGATACAGTCTTTTTTTATTTCGAACAGCAAAACATATCTCCAAGCCCCGAAGAATTTAAAAATGAGTTTAACCAAAGACTTGGTAAAAAAGTAAAACCAGAACGGACTATATTTGAATATCATATAGAGTTTATGATAGAACAAGGTCACGAAAGTCAATGGAGTGAATCCACATACAAAGAGCATAGGACAATACAGCGTAGACTGAAAGAGTTTGCTCCTAAGTTAGAGTTTGAGGATTTAACCCAGAAGGGGCTTTCCAAATTTGTTGACTATCTGCAAACTATACAAGTCAATTCAAAGAAAAAGGGATTAAAGAATTCCAGCATAAGAAAGAATCTAGACAATTTAAAATGGTTTCTTCGTTGGGCTACCAATAAAGGATATAATAAAGAAATGGCTTTTACAACTTTTCAGCCCAAATTGAAGGAGGTCAAGAATGCAATCGTTTACCTTACATGGGAAGAACTAATAAAATTATACAACTTCAAAGTCCCTTCAACCTGCCCCCATCTAGAAAAAATAAGAGATGTGTTTTGTTTCTGTTGTTTTACATCATTGAGATATTCAGACGTTGCAAATCTTAAAAGGGCAAATGTGTTTGAAGATCATATACAGGTAACGACTATCAAGACTTATGAGACACTAAGAATCGAACTAAATGATTATTCAAAAAAAATATTAGATAAATACAAAGAAGAAACATATAAAAGGGATTTGGCTCTTCCTGTAATATCCAATCAAAAAATGAATGATTATTTAAAAGAACTAGGAGAGCTATGCTGCATAGATGAACCTGTATCCATTACATATTATAAAGGTGGAGAGCGATATGATGAAACTTATAAAAAATACGAGCTTTTGACTACACATTGCGGAAGGAGAACATTTATAAGTAATGCTATTATGTTAGGGATTGCACCTGAAATTGTAATGAAATGGACTGGACATGAAGATTACCGGACGATGAAACCATACATAGCCATTGCGGACAAAGCTAAAAAAGATGCGATGGATTTATTCAATAAAAGATAGTCCCCAGCACAAAAAACAGGGACTAAATCAGGGACTTTTTAATTACCGATACTAACCTATAATGTCTATAATATATTCATATAAGGTATATATAATCCCATAATAGCCGACATTTACTTTCAGTATTTTATATTAGGCTTCTCGTACCCACTACTAAATAAAAGAGGAAATGTAGTTAAACTACATTTCCTCTTTTATTTTATATATCTTAAAGTAGGAATCTTTATCTATCCTCAGCCGGATTCTGTCTTCCCGCTTTTGCCCAGCCAGATTAACAAATAAGTTAAAGTATAATTGACTAAAAGAAAGCTCGGAATGATCATAAGTTATATCAAATGTCCAGGTCCTGCGAAATGAATCAAAAGTAGCAAAAGACTGTTCCCCTCCTTTACACATAAAGACTTCCGGGAAAGACGCTGGCGGATAAGGCTGGAATAAACCGGCCAGTTGAGCATAAACATAATCAATCATCCATTCATCGTCGGTTAAAGTTAACTCTCCCTTTAAACGAAGTTTAATGGCATAACTAGCAGTAGCATCTGCGGAAGTATAAACAGGAATCTGGCTTTCTACCGGATAATTACCGTCTTTGTAACCGAGGCTCATAGTCAATACGGATTTACCTACACCATTGAACTCTGCAACCTCCCGGGTTCCCGACTGATTTTTCAGATTAATCATAAACGTCAGCTTGCCAAGAGTCGGATCACCCGGATACTGCGCAAGCGTATCCAATACATAATCCTCTTCATTATAGCTCTCAGCCACCAAAATACTATTAGATCCTACTTCCAGAGCCGGACCGCCTTTTTCAATATCCACATTACCCACAGGATAATATATCGCATCATTATCCTTCACACAACTGCAAAAACAAAGCAGCAATACAGCCGCTCCTATAATTTTATTCATCAT